GTACCGGAATAGGCATCTCCAGTATTAGCAACGCCAGACAATAACGCTACGCTATTTAATTCAAGCGTGGAAATTCTTGACGCAAGTTCAGCAGCTACTGGGCCGGATGCCACAAGGACAAAATTGTTAGCAGTCCCAGTGCGGAATTCCATCAGTGCGGGCTGATTGAGAAGCAATTCATTCCCAACTAAAGCTGCATTATTTTGTTTCTGTATTGCCCGAGTAACCGAGTTCCCCCTGGCATCTGTCACGGTAACGCTAACAGCCGCCGTATTCAAAATAGGAGACAGGAAATAAATCAAACTGCCATCCACTAATAATCCGGGGATAGTGATAGCAATGGTATTAGCCGCACCGCTACTCACAGCTGTAGCAGACTGGTAACCCATTGGCATTGCGGATGGCATTTTTCGTCCGGTAGGCTGCAGCGTGCCGTCAACGTTCATGACCTCGATCGCGAGGGCGCTGTCGTCCGGACTGCGATAATAAGTGGTGCTACCTTCAGGGATATTAGCAATATCTGCCTGAGCATCTGCCAAGGTCATATACTGCCGGCTGAGAGGGATCAGGTTCTGCCGCGTTTCTTCGACAACCTTGTCCCCTTCAGCCTTCATTCCATCTACGGTGTAGTGCTCACCGCCGAGGCGATCGGTGTATGTCAAGTCGGTACTGGTGACAACCTTATCCAGCATGGCGCCAGCATAAACTGCGTCCCGAATATCAGTACTTGGCACCGGGTTGTCGGTTGGAGTTGGTAACGGTACTTCTGCCATTGTGCATGTCGCCCTATAAAAGGCGCACGAAGCCCTCAGATATGAACCTGATGGTGTGCGCGAAGGTTGGTAATTACTGCTGTGTGTTACGGATAAATCGAGTCTGAATACTCAGTGAGTGAGAGGGTTTGAGTATCGTCACCGTTAGGTTTGGCGCTATCGACGCGCCAGATAGTGGAGTTAAGTTCCGAGTCGGTAGCGATGAAATACCGGCTGGGGTTTTGCACCGTGCTGCGGTCATAAATATTCAGATCGAAGGTATCGGCTGCAGCCTGGAATGCTTTGGGCTTGCCGTTTACCGGATAGGCTCGCCAGCGCCCGCGGTAATTGCCGAGGCTGTCGGTCATTACCACCCACATATCGCCGAGAGAAAAGTCGATACGCTCTGACGTCGAGAACACATCCCCGGAGCGCCCGGTGATGTATCCGGTCTGCTGCGCGTTGTCGTACATGTCCGGACACTGAACCACCGTACCGCGCACGACCTGAGTTTCTTCCAGCACTTTCACCGTCATGGTCAGGCGTGAGTAGAGGATTTTCCTCGCCTCAAGCCAGGCCCGATCGGTTGCCTGAGTGGCGTTGCGGCAGCCGTCCAGGCTGATCTGCATCGCGTTAACGGTAGCGTCCTCAGCCTCAGTGATGCCGCTGCTGTCGATCTGCAGGTAGATGTACGCCTTCTTGTTCGTCAGAGGGTCTACGTAGTCCAGTGCCACGCCGTCATAACCACCTGGTAGAGACATTTGCCATGCCACTTTGTACTCGTCCCAGAACATGTTTGAGCGCGCAAAAACCGCATCCGGATTTGTCACTTTCTCATCGCGCCAGAACGTCAGCACATCGCCGATATTGTTGCCGTCAACGCGGGACACATTGGCGATCGTCGCTATGCGCTCACCCAACGGCTGCTTCTCATCCGAGAAGGTGTAATCGAAATACCCAAGCTGAGCATCCGGCAGCGAATCGGCAATGGCATACAGAGCCGCGACGTCAATACTGGCCACGTCCTGCTTACCCACAATCACCCATTCGTGAAGGATGGCGTCGGCAAACGAGCGACTCGGCCGCAGCGTATAATCGACCGCGCCGGTTGTCCGGTCGTAGCTGATGGTATGCCGCTGCGCCAGCATGTTGTACTTCTGCTCGCGGTTGCTGTTGCTGTCATTCGAGCCCTTGATCGTGATGCGGGCAATTGTGTCCTCCGGATACACGACGTTTTCGCGCACGTTCACCGCATGGATCGCCATCAGTGTCACAACGTTAGCGTCATTGCTGTTGTCGAGGCGCTCGATGGTCACCGCATAGCGCCCCGCCCCGGCCGCCGGAACGAACTTATGCGTTGTGCGGAAATACCGGGTCGTCACCTGGAAGTCGTTATCGAAGAAATAATCGTGCTGCTCTGACGTGCCAGGCACCTGATTGTTGTCGTCATCGACCTGCCAGAACTTGATCCGGTATTGCGTTGTGCCGGCCGTCGCGCCGAGCTGAACCAGCACATGCACCCAGACCTGCGTCGAGACGATTGGCGACACTGAAGGTCCGATAACAAGTGGGGTCTGGTCATTCAGTGTGAACAGAGTCGCGTTGATGACCGCATTGCCCGGCAGAGACGTAATCTCTCCGGATAGCTCGCCAATATAGAACGTCGTGTACGACAGCGTGTCGGCGCCAATAAAGCTCTCAGAGGAGATGATATTCCCGGCGCCGGTGACGTTCCGTGTGACGCTTGTTCCGCCGTCGTTCCAGGTGGCGTTGATGACGAATGACACTGGATGCGGCACCGCCAGCGCAGCGAAGTAGGCAAAGTTGTCATCGTTCGACAGCACGACAGCCTTTAACTGATTACTCTCGATCGCCACCGATGTCGGCGCCGTCGTGGTAGCTGTCTGGGCCGGGAAGTCCTGGCTTTCGTTCAGGCCGGGGACTGTCTCGTTATCGACGTCATCGAACTGATAGCCGACTTCAATCGTGCCGATCACATCGCCCGGGTTATAAATCGCAGAACTGGCTCCCGCCAGGCTGCCGAGGTTCGATTCCGAGTAGCGGATCGATGAGATGGTGTACCGGCCGTAACCCACCTCGAACCATTCAGTAAGCTGTTTGTTATTGTCGACGAACTCAAACAGTGCTTCCTGAATCAGGTCAGGAAAGACGCGGCACTGGCCGTAAATGTTAGGGCGCCCCTTGTAGAGTCGCGCGCGGTTAGTCTGGCCGGTCAGATCATTATTCGGGGATTCGCCTGTCGCCACCGATACTGACGCGCTGGGCTTATTTGACAGGCCGAACACCTTCAGCGCGCCGGAGAGAATTTTCGTGACCGGACGCAATATCGTGGTGATGAGTTTGCCAACCCCGCCCTCTGGCTGGTCGAACACAGCCACCACGTCGCCAGATCGCAGTGGCCGGCTGATGTCGTAATCGTCCGGCAGTGCTCTGCCATTCAGTTTCACGATAACATCGCGGTGCAGCTGCAGAGAATCCAGCAGGCTCACCAGTGTGGTGCCGACATCTACCGTCCCCCGCTGCATCGGCGCGCCAGGCAGCCTCTGTAACTCATATCGAACCATGAATCATGTACTCCACGCGGCTGTAAACCTTCAGTAATGCCAGCGGGCTGTCGCAGCGCACGAAACCGAATTCGCCGCGGGCATGCAGGCACTTAACCGGGCTGATCATCACACCGATATGCGCCGGCACTTCGCCGCGGTAAAAAACGGCGATGCAGCCGGTTGCCGCCACCGGCACACGCCGCCAGTGGGCGTGTTCCTGTTCGTAGCAGGTAATGAAATCCGCGCCCGATTCGTAGCCAGCGATGTGATGCAGCTCCAGGCCGAGCACATGCCGGTAATAGAGAACCACCAGTCCCCAGCAGTCCATCTGCTCAAAACTACAGGCGCGGTTAGCCCATGGCTTGCCGTTAACAAGCCCGATAAAGTCGCTCTGTGTCATACGGTTATTAGCCCTGGATAGTCTTTCGTGGTGAAAATGATGGAGTTGGCCAGCGTCAGCGGATTGGTCTTGCCGGCGGTCACAGTGACGTTGCTGGCATCGGCTGAAATGTCGTTCACGTAAAGCGTCCAGTCTTTCAGGGATGATGCATCACCGATCGCATCCCACTGCTGATAAAGGCATTTTATCGGCGTCATTCGCGCCGCCCCGCGCCAGCTTTTTAGCGTCTGCCTCACGTGCTCCGTCGCGGCGACAAAGGTGATTGTCATGGATATAACTGCCGTTCCGTCCTGCGCCGGCTCGGTCACGCTGAACCGCGCAGGCTCGAACGAGTTGCCGCCAAACGTCGCCGGGCGGAATAGATTATTTACTACCCGGTAATAACCGAAAGCCGGATGGTAAAACTCCACTGTCCGTTTGATATCACTGGCTGGCCGCTGCTCTTTCCATTCTCTCAAAGTCGGCATTAGTCAGACCTCGGCATCACTTCGGTTATCAGGTAATCCAGCCAGTATCCATAGCCAGGCTGGGCCTCTACGATCCAGTCGTCATAGTCCTCGGTTATGTCCTCGATACCGTTGCTGATAACCGTTGCGGTCCAGGTGACAATGTTGCCGTTTTTGCTGGTCTGCACCGGCATCTCGACGAAATGCAGCGTCTGCTGCTGAACGCCCTGCGTATCACCCAGGTCGATCGGCATCTGGAACCAGTTACGCCCGCGGTCGCAGTACGTCGGCGAGCGAAGCCACGACTTAAACCTCTCGGCCTGCGCGAGCGTGAATATCCACTGCAGCGTCCAGGTCGCTTTCAGGTCCGTGGTGACCGGCGTGATTATCAATGGACCGACTGCCGTCTGCGTCGTCTGCCAGGCTGTATCCTGCCTCATGTTCTGATCGGCACGCTGGGGCAGTGGCAGGAACGGAGGGTATTGAACTGTTGCCACGTTTCCTCCGGGCATAAAAAATGCCGCAGCTGCGGCACTGATCTTTTATCAGGATGTTGCTAAATGTGTCTCGCTGATACTGTGTATTTTTCACACACAGCAAGAGAGGTCATATGTCTTACACGCACAGCAGGGATTACATGGAGGGCGGATCAATCGTTTCCGTTCAGTGCTCCCACCAAATCAACGTCCTTGTTATGGATGACGCTGCTTATAACCGATACAAGAGAGGTGAAAGCTGCAAAGTCTATGGCGGATTCTATAAGCAGTTTCCCGCCAACATTGTGGTGCCGCACTCCGGTCACTGGAATGTCGTTCTGGCTCTCCCTGCCGGGCATCGCGCTACATACAGATATTCAATCAACGTAATCAGGCAATAGCATCTGCCCTTTCGCCTGGAATAATGCCTCTTCAAGGGCGGCAATGATTTTCTGCTGTGTGCCGTCCTTCAAGTAGCCCAACGACGCCACCCCCTCCTGTTTATCGCTGTCGCGGTACCAGATAACCTCACCATTAACTTCGATTGCTACTTTCATAATGTTCACCCATTAAAAAACCCGCCGGAGCGGGTTTGGTATAGTTATTCAATTGCCTGCGGAGACTTAGGAGTATCTTCGATTATAATGTCGAATTTTTTGATATCCCCATCCTGAGGCGTAATCTTAAATTCAGAGTTAGCCGGGATGATCCCCTCCACAACACTCCCGTTAACCATTTCCAGACGGAATTTTACCGGTCTGTTTTGGCGGAAAATGGTAGTCTTGCCTATCTCCATACCCCTACTAAAACTTTCTCCAGGCCCATAGATATTATCTTTCCCCATCAAAACGCTCCATTTGCTTTACGAGATAACCCAAGCGTCGATTGTAGCGTGCTGATGTAAGGCCCATTGCGTTCCGCATCAGAAATCAGGAATTCCAGCACATAATTACCGTCATTCTGAGTGGCCCCCATGTATTGCGGCTCAGCATTGGACGCTTGATTGTTGATGACTACCTGAACATTCAACCCGCCGCCGCCCTGCATATCCTTATTGCTGATGACCTTCCCGTTATCGCCGGGGATCATGTACTGCTTGCCGGTGCTGGCCTGGTAAATCTCTGGTTTACCTTTCTCGCCGACCTGATACAGGCCGCCAGCTGATACCGGGCCGCCGTTGTAGCGAGCGCCGGCTATTGAAAGGGCCTGCGCCATGCCAACTGTTGAAGCTATTCCTGCCTGAGCGGGGATAGCGTTAGCGCCAGCCGTGGCAAGGGAGGTCATTGCAGCAGCCGGAGCCATGGATGCGGCTATTAGTTGCCCTTGCGCAATAGCCATTCCAGAAGCGGCGGTCATTCCAGCCTGCCCCATAATTACAGACTTCAACCACTCAACTCCCATCTGGACAAAGGAGTTGATAACGCTGTTTAGGACAGTTGATCCGAGTGAGCTCATGGCTTCGCTGACAGACATACTGCCAGTGAGTATGCCAGTGAGGGTATTAGAGGCGTTTCCTGCAAATGAATCAAATGCCGCAGCAGCTACCTCATATCCTGCGTTTTGTTGCCTCCATATCTCCCACTGCGCCGCTATGCGCTGTTGTTCGTACTGAGTGTTAGCGGCATTCATCAGTTCAAGACCGCGCTGGGTTATCTGCCCCTTCTGCGTTTCGAACTGCTGGATGAGAGCCAACTCCTGAGCATGCTGATTAGCCAGCTGTTGGACAGGGTCAATCTGCCCCCGAGCTTCCTGCATGGGGCTTACAGTTTGCTGAGCGCGTATCTTAGCCAGATTAACCTGGTGCTGAGCCTCCAGTTGCTCACTGGTCTGATTGTACTGCTGCTGAGTGATTTTTTTGGCGGCCAGTGCAGTTTGCAGATCTTTAACATCCTGCTGGTAAGACGCATTCTCTCTGGCTTCAGGGAGCAGTTTTTCTGCCGCAGCCTGGGCTTTGAGGGCATTAGCCGTATCCCATATTTCTCCACGGTATTTACCGGCAAGAGCAATTTGCTGTTGGGTGGCTCCCTTACCTAGTGATTGCTGAGCCTGTAATACTGCCTGCTCCCGGCTTAACTCCTGCGTTGAGCCAGCAGCGAGCTCTGATTGCTGGCGCAGATTTTCAAGTTTTTGGTTTACCGATTCCTGCTGGTTAGCAAGTTTCTTAGCCTCAGATTCCGCTTCCTTGGTGGCCTTTTTGTTATTTTGCTGCGCTTGTTGAGCATCGAATTCAGCTGCTGCTCTGTCACGAGCAAGGTTAACATCCGCCTCTGATCCACCGAGTTTCCTAATGTCCTGCTCAGCCCTTAATTGCGCTCGCTTCCTGTCATTAAGCTCGCTCTGAAGTGTTACCTGATCCTGTAGCTTATCCAGATACTCCTGAACATCTTTCGGGCGTTCAACCATGAGGCTGCTGGAGTTGAATTTGTCTTTTGCCTTGGCCGCAAAATTAATCATATCTCCCAACTTGCTCATCATGCCGGCAGCAATTCCCGCTTCCTGCCCATCCCTGCGCAGCAAATCGATACCTTGCTTCATCGTTCCGTTTAGCGTAGCGCGGCCAATGTTAATGGCGTTTTGGGTCTGACTCAGTCTGTTCTGGGCCTTCTCCAGCTCAAGGGTAGCTATAGCTAGGTTATCCTGTGCGCCGCTAAGCGCCTCGGCAGCCTGCCGCCCTCTCGTTGTATTCGTACCCCAGTTTGCAATTTCTCGCTGCTGTCGCTGGACAGCCGATGTCGCGTCATTGAATTCCTTTTGTGCGTCTGATACCGCGTCACTTAATTCAGGCAGGCTTTGGCTTAGCTTTCCTATCGTTGCCGCCAGCTCTGTATGCGACATCGTCTGGAATTTTGAGCTCAGATCGTTAACGCTATCTGCAAGGGCATTAGCGTCATTCCTGGCCTCTTTTGCGCGCTGTGAAAAGTAAAGGATTGCACTAGCAGCAAGCATTGCCGCTCCGGCAGGCCCACCAATTAACCCGAGAGCCCTGCTAGCAAGGCTGGCACCAGATGAGAGAGCCATTTGAGCAGCCCTGTTTGCCGCCAGTGCTCGATTATAATTATCAACCGCACCGGCAGCCGCAACCCTGGCAACGGACAAGCGCTGTTCAGCTGCCGCAGCGTTGGTTTCGCTGATAGCAGTAAGGCGCATCATTTCTGCGAGCCTTATCTCATCTAAGGCCCGTTGTTTTGCGACCGCTGCAGCCCTGAGGTCTGCCGCTGCTTTATTCGCGGAAGCCTGAGCTGCTAATGATTCTTCTGCTGAAAGCGTGCGTGATGCGGCAGCTGCTTTGATTTTAGCCGCAGTAGCCATAGTTAAGGCGCCGACATACCGACTCCCAAGAATAGCCGCGACGCCTGTCAGCAAAGCGCTCAGGCCGCCGATATTTTCACTGATAGTAACGACCGCATCACTGAAAATTGCCACACCGGTTTTTACGGTAGAGTTTTCGCCGAAAAACTTAGTGATGTTATTGCCCGCAACCTGAAGAGCCTGGCTGATAGTCGTGGTTGTGTTAGCAAACTCAGCTCCGATAACCGATCCCTGAGATAAAAGACCCTTAACCACTACGTCAGTAGTTAGCTTGCCTTGAGCCGCCATCGCCCTCAACTCGCCAATACCAACACCTAAAGAATCAGCCAAGGCAACCATAAGGCGACTACCCTGCTCAGCTACCGAGTTGAATTCCTCCCCCCTCAGAACACCAGAGGCAATACCTTGGGACAACTGGATGATTGCGTTTTCTGCTTCCTGGGCTGTAGCGCCGGAAACGACAAAACCTTGGTTAATTATTGTGGTGAGCTTTGCCAGATCTTCGGCTGATGTATTGTACTGCCGCGTCCCTCTTTCCAGTCGAGCATACAATGTAGCAGTTGCATCCAGACTACTTCTGGTAGCCTGAGTAACATCAAAAACTCGCTGGGTTACGTCTGCTAACTGCTCTGATGGCCGAAGAGAGTTGGATAATTTGTTATTAACCGTGGCCCATGCGTCAGCATATTCAGCCACCTGCTGGACAGAAAGAGCTGCTGTCAGTGCAACCGCAACACGGGACAAGCTCGACATAGAGCGCTCAGTGGTGTCAATAGAGCGTGATGTTTTATCAAATCCCCGTTCCATCAGATCAAGGCGCTGGTTAACGCGCTGCTGAGCGGTAAGTAGCCCGCGCACATCCATTTCAATGTCGTAATAAATACCGCCAGCGTTCTCAGCCATTTGCTATCTCCGGGCAATAAAAAACCCCGCCGGAGCGAGGTCTATAACATGGAACTTGGTTAGTTTAGGAGGCCTGATTTAACTTCTGTATTTGAATTATTAAATAAGTAATTATCTACAATATCGCCCTTAAACACGATTATAAGCTGCTTCATGTTGGTAGTAGCGCCGTTATCAAATAGTCCATAGATGGGAATAAATGCTTTCCCGCTGACCTGTGTGTTTGTGAAAACATAGTGCCACTGTTCTTTCCCATCACTGGAGATTGATACCCCAGTTGGATCTCCATATGCAGCCTTAACCTCTTGCTTCGACGTCTTTCCTTTGATTATTTTACTCTGAACGCCAATCTGCGTTTCTTGCTCAATCGACTTATTGCCGCCAGAAGCACAACCGGCAAGTACAACCGCTATTGCTGCAACCAATAGAACCTTTTTCATATCCCTATCCCCATCAGTAAATGATGCGGCAATCGTAGCAGAGGGGAAGCGATACGACAAAACCCGCCGCAGCGCTACTTAGTAACCAACGCGATGAACAAAGGCACCAGTATTGCCGACACCAAAAGGCCAATCAGCCACTTCTGGTTTTCGTCCATTTTGTCAACAATCCTGTTTTCCATGGACTTAATATCGGCCCCTATATCACCAAGCTCCGCGCGCTCGCCTGGGGTTGGACTCTCTTGTTTTTCACCTACATCCACAATGCCGTTTATTTTATTATTCATTTTTTCACCATCTAGCGGTAACGACAAAACCCGCAGTTAAGCGGGTTTGAGAGACCAAAGCACTAATTAGTGCTTCGATTTATTATCAGGCAGTTAGGCAACATCAGCACCGTTAATCAGATGGCGAAGTGCCTGAACCCCCTCGGCGTTGTACCGGAAAGCCTCAACCTGCTTATCCGAGTGCCTCGACTTATCCAGAAAGAACTTGCCGTACTGCTCAGTTTTCAGGTTGTGTTTATTGGCCACGCGACCGATCTTGTTCGCAGTGCAACCGAGCTGCGCTGCCACTTCACCCGCCGTTGAGTAATGCTCTTCAATCGCCGGCAGTGGCACAACTTCGTGACCGAGAAGTGGGTTAACAAGGGTGGCAACAATCACCTGGTTAGCCGATTCACCAAGCCGCGGAAACATTGACATCAACTCCCGAGCTGATGCGATGTTTTTCTCCAGCGCCTGAGCTTTAAGCTGTTCGGCTTTGGCAAGACGGTACTCAGGAAGTCCGGATGAAGTCTTGTCCCTCGAAATGTTGTAAGTTCCCGTATCCATCAGCGCCGGGAGCACCTCTTCACATACCCAATCCTGAACACGTTCAGCTGAAGGGAGTGAGCTGCGCATGATGAGGCGAAATACATCCGCCTGACCAGCAAGTTGAATGCCCCGCGGGTTGTCACCGAACCCCAATTCTCGCGATTCGCTATAATTAAGTTTAATCAGCGACTTACAATGCTTTTTCAATGCATCTGCTGGGTTGGTGTATCCCAACGCTCTTGCGAGCGGCACCGCAAGAAACACAGGCTTTCCTTTGAAGCGGGCTGCATCAATGCTTACACCCATACCTTCACTTGACTTAAACTCAAAATGTTTGATAATCGAATTCATAGAGTTTGCCTTCTATGTATGTTAGTGATAGCCGCCAGCGCCAACTGGCGGTTTTTCTTTTTGCATCATTGCAACATATCCTGACGCAGGTGCGGTAATACCCTGCTCCAGTTGTCATCCTTCCATGGGTGAAACTCGATATGCGCCGTCTCGCGGCTAATGAGCGCCCTTGCCTTGTTAATTGTCCGCGGCAACTCCTGACCGATTGTGTGAAAGCGCCCGGCCTGCCGATGCTCGGCCACCTTCAGCAATGGAGTAACGCTCTCACAGGCTGTCAGCATGATGTCACTCGCTCGCCATAACCATGCCAGAGAGCAAAGCTCATCATCGCTGAACTGCTTCGCAATCGGCGAATGAGCCACTTCACGATCCAGAATATCCAGCACCCAGCGGCGGAACTCTTTTGCCTTTGGCGTGCGAGCAAACATCGCAACAAGGTGGGCGCCACGCAGAGAGAAAACGCGTGATTCCTGCTTTCCTGAAGGGGTGGTCAGTTTGACCACCCCTGTCATTTGCGCTGTAAATTCATCAGCATGCCGAGAGTAAATACGTTGAACTGCTTTATCGTCGGCATACTCCAGTGCCTGACCAACCTCGGTAGCCGTAAGCCAGACCTGACCGCCCATTTCCATATATGAAAAATTGGTATTGTGGAAACTTAGCTCTTTGTTCTGTACAATATTCATGTCGATATTTCCTTTCCGGGATTTGTTCGATAAGGAGCCCTGACTATCGCAAGTAGTTAGGGCTTCGTCGTTTTTACTGACCATTCATGCGCTCCTCACGCAGGCTTTTTGCCAAACGCTGCACAATTGCAGAGTTAATCGAAATCCCATCCATTTCAGCTAAGCGCCGGATATCCTCCTTCATTCGCTCTGGCAGGCGAAGCTGGAAACTGTCGTTCTTGCGGCCGGTATAGAGTACGTCTTGCATCTACTGTCTCCTTCTATGGTGTCAACTTGGCTCTACAACCAATTTAGCACTATTTAAAACGATGTCAAGTTGGTGCTATTGTTTGTCGTCATAATTGCAAATTTGAGGACTTATGAGCAGATTCCCTAGCCAAGAAATGGACAGGTTTAACGTAAGGCTGCCCTCAGGAATGCGTGAAGCAATAGCTGAGCGCGCCAAGGCCAACGGCAGGTCAATGAACTCAGAGATCGTTCAGATACTTCAAGAAGCGCTTGATACCGATAAGGCTATTTCTGAAAGCGATCTGGTTGACTTCGACTCAACTCAGGCTGCTTTTAATGCCACCTCAACGCCTGAAGAAAAAGAAATATTCTTAACCACTCTTGCGAAAAAAGATCCGTTCACGGCGGAAATCCTGCGCGAAGGTGAAGAGCACGCCAGGAGACTTGCAGCAATACTTGGTAGACGCATGGGATACCTGGATCACGAAAAGTAAAATCCCCAACTAATTGTTAAAGAGCGGCTGCTGGAGCCATTAAAGCGCCTGCCGTCGCTCAAGTAAATAGGTCATAAATTTCATCCATTTACGCTAAGTTATCTATCATTAACTATGATGAGATGTGATTAACTATGGTGAACCTGGATGAATGAAAAAAAATTTTTCAATAGCACGAATTGCTAATTTCTTGCTTGATTATTTGCCTGTCTTTCCATCATCGCCTGCCAGCGGCGATCGTCTTCGTCCATGACCGTATCGTACTCTTCGCGCGTGAAGCCCTTTTGGTTTGGATATTTAGCATTCAGAAGTAAGCTGAATTCTGTCATTGTGAGGTTCTCAGCCTCTTCCCGGCTTATGCCGAAATGGTTGCGGGCCGCCATGATGTAGTCGGCTGCGCGAAATTCTGCGGTTGTCTCGTTCGTTTCGTAACGCTGCAGCTTGCGCACCTTCGCTTTGCCGATGATGCCGTGCATCATCAGGTTTTGCGCGACGATGACCATACTTTCCGGCGGCATGCTGCCCGGGCGCCATACAAAGCCACGCTTACGTGATTTCCCCGGTTTCATCCAGCCAACCAGATCGCCGATATCGTCGTCACAGCAGGCTGTCAGTACCGTATGCGCGGCCATGATCGCTTTGCGGGTCAGTAGCCCGCTCTGGATATATCTCAGCACGCAATCCGGGAGACGGCTGTACTCGTCGTGGATATAGGCCTGTGCTGCGCGCTGTACCAGTGGCGTCGCCTCATCGTTGCACAGGTCATAGAACGTCTGGACGATTTCAGCAGGCTCGCCGATGCGCGCCATGTTGCGGAATGACGGCCGGAAAAAGAATTCCCGGTCATCGGCACCGATAACGCATTCGCCTAATTCTTTAATGGGGGTCATAGTCGCTCCATAAACAGTATCAAGGGCGCCGGGACGCCCTTTGTACTATTCACGATGTTGTTAGCTGATCGTGACCGTGCACGCCACCGAGGTAATTTTGACTGGCGTCGCTGAGGAGTCGGTGACCTCACAGGTGTAAACCCCGGCGTCTCCAGACACGGCGCTCGCTTTGTTAAACGTTGCAGTGGTTTGCCCGCTGACGACGGAGCCGTCTTTTTTCCACACGTAGGTGTATGGAGACGTGCCGCCTTCAACCACTACCGCCATGTTCAGAGCAGACCCGGTAGCGACACTTTTGGTGGAGGGAAGGTTGGTAGTGAACGCCAGTGCCGGCGGAGCGACTTCAAACACGACAGTGTCGGCGTCGTAGACCTTCCACTCACCGGAGAAGGTGGAAATATCGGACGTACCAAAATCACCAGACCATGAAGTGGTGTTGAAGTACCCCATGATGTAGGTTCCGGCGTCTTCACCAACAAAGTCGAAGCGAACCCACAGCGTCGGCTGGCGGCCGGCCTGCACCTCATCGAAAATATACTTCGAGATAGCAATGGCGCCGATTTCAGTCGTTTTATCCTGCTTACGGAATTCACCTTCACCGGAGATGGTGAAATCCATGTTGTTGACCAGGTTCTCAACCAGCCCCTTCGTATCGTCAGCCTCAGAGGTAACGGTATTCATGGAATAGTCGAAACCTTTCGTGGTTAGCGCGCCCAGGCGTTTCCATTCGGAAAGGGCCGGAACGGTATCAGCGCAGCCCATAGCCATGCGTAGCACGGCCACCTTACCAATCAGCTTGCCGGTATCATTAGCACAGCCTTGCATGTGTACCTCTCAAATAAAAAAGGCCGCCAGATGGCAGCCTGTTAGTGATTTATTGCGATTTAAGCCGCCCGGGCTTCTATCCGCTGAGTGTTTAATGAAAGCTCTCTGCGATTCTCCGCGTTGGCAACATCATTTTCAGCGGCCGCAAGTATTCTGTCGTGAGCGATTAATCCTGTTGCCTTTGCCGCAAGCCTTTCCCGCTTGCGAACAATGACGCCAGCATATTCGTAATGGATTCTCAGCACCTTCTGCGCATAGGACGCATCGAATGGGTAAATCATGCTTACTCCCCGTATGTGCAAGAGATGAGTAGCCGGGTAACCAACCGGCCCTCTTCGGTTGGGATAGCTGCCGGAACATTGCCGACAAGCTGCAGCGCGCCGACGCAGTCATCGGCACCCGATTGCACACTGATATACTCGACGATGGCATTTACCGCGGCGTCAGCAGCATCAGGATTTGCTTTCGAGGAAACGACATCAACCATCACATACCAGTCGCCGCCGCGGTCGTACTCGATATTGGTACCGCCGGACGGCCGGAACACGATGAACTGATCGGCGTCTTTGCCGGTATCGCGCCATTGCCGCCACTGCACCTTAAAATCCGTGGTAAGTCCCGCAGCCACAAACAGGTCTTTCAGGCGCATATACATAGCCGGAGTCATAGCATGAGTTCCTTTTTCACTACCGCATCAATCTGGCTGCGGGTGTCCTCGAAGCCTTTCGTTAAGAACTCTTTCCGCGCCGTCGTGCGCCTGAAGTTCTGCTTCACCTCCGGGTCGTGAACAAACACCGCATAGTTAGCTGTATAGCCGACGCGCCCGGTCACGCGTACACCGTTAGCAGTGATTTCCAGGAACTGGCTATTGATAAGCGTCGACGTGTCGATCGGGGTATATAGCGCCGCCTGCGCGCTACCGATAAGCATCGCCGACTGCAACGCGCGCACAACCTTGCGCCCCTGCACATCCTTAATGATTCGGTCGAGATTGGCCTTAGCCTGGCGGATACCGCGTACTTTAGCGCCCATAATCAGACTCCCGTAATCAGTGCGAAATCGTCCGCCAGTCGCTCGAAAGTATCTGCGAACTGGACGATCTGCCGAATCTCATCGGCCTCATCCGGCGGAGCCGCATCGGTCGACGCGCCAATCAGGATGTAATCCCCTTCCCGCGCCGTTGCGTACTCGGTCCATATCGTATTTTTAACCACAAGCTCCCGGCCAAGGTCACCGATTTTTGCAGAGAGTCCGCCCTGGTAGTCGCAGAGGATAGCGATCGGCGCTTCCCACCCATACGGCTGACCTCCGCCGTCGGTATCGCTACCGTCAGCATCGCGTATGCGCCGCCAGATTGTCGCCGTCGCGGTATATGACCAATTGGCTACCGATGACATCAGTCATCCCTCCATCGCAACACAACGGCGCCTGTGGCTCGTATGCGGTCGCAGTTAATGAACCACTCACCGTCGCTTTTCACGTACGCTGTCGTTTGCTGGCTGGTATCGGTGATCACCCACACCCGGGTGAAAGTGCGCGGCAGCCGCTGCTGAGCTGAAATCCAGGCCATTACTTATCCCCGCACATGCATCCGCCTTTGCCTATCCATATACCGGCAAATGCTGGCGCAGCAGTCGGATCGGCAGGAATAAGAGCGCTAGCGCATCCGTATTTATCCAGACTACGAAGGAGGTTTACAGAGGCCTTCCATCGGTCTGAAAATGACTGGTAGCGGAACGATCGAGACGCGCCGCTGGGAGCAGTCTGGCTGGAAATGTACTTATCGCCACTCCCGAGCCCCATTAGAGCCAGCAAGTAAAGCTGAATCAGCAAGGCTGTTGATGCCGGGTAATGCGCATCAAGACATTCCTGAATGCTGTTCGCCTGGTCAATGAACGCCTGCAGGACAAAGTCGGGAATCTCGATGCCCTGCCCGCTGAGGTATTCCTTAGCCTGTTCGAGAGTGACCATTATCGACTCCGAGAGAATGAAGCCCTGCTTTCACAGGGCATAAAAAAACCGCTTTCGCGGCTATTCTTCTTCGCTTTCTGCTTTGCGCTTCCGGCCCGTTTTGGCCTCTGGCGTCGCGGGAGTTAACTCCCCTTCGCTAATCAGGATGACGTGCGGTTTTAATGATGGGTGCAATCCCTCCATTTCAACCACCTGACCGGCACTTACGCCATGCCACGGCCTGACAACCTGGTACTTAGCCATGCCATCCCCTTACGCCAGGTTAGCGCCGTAGACTACGCCAGACAGCCCCTGCTCATCTGCGGTGATTTGCAGACCTTCAGCAGACATAATCTGGAAGTTGTAGTTAACGTTCGGCAGTGGACGAGGCAATGGAACAACGCCAACGGCCATGCCAACCAGCGGGGAAATGACGTCCTGACGGCGCACATATGCGATGAACTCGTTTCCGCTGAGGGCGAAGGTAGGACGGACTTCACGAACCGGCGCGAACGGCAGGACAGCCTGCAGGACGGTTCCGCTGACTACACCGTTGACGACATACGGCTGCGCGAGGTTCGCCCAGATTTCCGGGGATACCCACATCACGTCGTACGCTGCAACTTTGTTAGCACGGGCCAGAGTGCCGAACGCACCTTTACCGAAGAACTCAAACAACTGAGTCATGGTGGCTGTGGTCAGGTCAAGGTTTGCACCACCGGCACCAGAGCCAAGGTTCAGCTTTTTGGTGTTGCGGTGGTTCTTGATACCTTGCGCCGGGTAGGACTGAACCTGAATTTTTGAATCACCGTTCAGGTAGTAGTTAACGCGCTTCTGGTTGAATTTGCGCATCTTCGCCATCTGCGAATCCAGAACCAGGTCAATGCCGACCGAGTTCATGCCAGCTGCATGGCGCCAGTTAACACCGTAACCCGCGGTGAATACCGGGATCGGGTCACCATCGCTGGCGTATTCAGTGTGGTCGAAGGAGAACGGCGCCTGACCGTCAATGCTGACAGAAACATCATCAGCGATATCGCCGACAACGTTATACAGTTTCGCAGTTTTGCCGACAGAAAGGACAGTCTGCACGCCGATCAGGTCGTTAACGATTTCAATCCCTACTTCCTGATCGCGCAGCTGCAGCACTTGACGGTCAATCTCAGCCCAGAAGTCGCGAGTAAAGCCGCCTACTGCGTTACAGGCCAGCATTTCCGGGGTCATAATCGCGCGGTTAGCCGCAATAATGGAATCGTTCTGCAGGTTCCACATATTGCGGTTAGCCCACAGCTCGTTCCAGTGACCACCAAGGCGGGAGTTAGTCGCCAGCGTCTCTTTGGAGAAATACATATCTGGTTATCCTTTTGTTATGCGCCAGCGGCAACGGTACCAACGCGCATACGCACGCGGATGTAATCGGTGGTACTTGCAGCGATGGTGTATTCGTCCTGGCTGTAGCCGATCACCGAGTCAGTGTCAGATGTCGCAAGGGTGAATTGGCCAGCGGTGCCAAGCTTGATCGGGCTGTCTTTCTTATACGCACCCGGCAGGCAGCGCAGAGCAAGTTCGCGGCCTTCTTCGACGTAGTTGCCTACTGCGGAGTCCCCGGACGGGATTGCTTCAGTGATGTTCAGGCCCTGGTGGTAACCGACATCAATGATGTACAGGCGGCCGGTTAGCGCGGTGGCCTGCGCAAACTTTCCAGATGAGTTAATGGTTGCGGCGGTGCCAGGAAGCAACGCAGCGGCAGTAGTTCGGGTTTCGGTCTTGTACAGAGACTGACCGTCGATATTAACGCGACGATAACGTGCCATTATTGCGGCTCCTTATTTGAAATGTTCTTCAGCGGTAGGCGCGCCGGTTGTTTTATGCTGCTGACCTGCGTTAGTACCGAGAGCTGCGGCTTCACCCAGAGATTTGTACATCGCATCAAGCGCTTCACCCGTTAGCGCATTCGCGACGATCTCACCGTGGACCTTCGCCACCACGTCACGCTTGGTTTTCTCTTCGGCGCGGGAGTTGGCGGTCAGTGTTTCCGCGAGTTTGTCCTGGTTGACCTGCAGCGCGTCAACTTTATCCGTCAGAGGCTTCAGCGCCTTTTCGGTATTGGTCGCAACAGCCTGGCCGATCATGCTGCCGATTTGTTCCAGTTCTTCTTTGGTTAAAGGCATGTCGCCCTCCGTTTGGTGGTTTGATGCAGGCTGTTCCTGCGGTGTGAATAGAGACTTGAGTTTGTTGGCGACAACGGCCACCCACGACTCCTGTCGTGCGACTGCAGTGCCGGTATCATCGAAGGTGATAACCCCACCTTCTGACTTGTAGCCAAACACCTCAGCATTGCCGCCATTACGGATGATGACCGCTTGCGAGTCAGTGAAGTCAGCCACCCAGGCGTATTCATCCTGGCCGGGTGCAAACTTAGCTTTGGCTGCTCGATCGAGTCGTTGCTCTCGCTCCCGATATGATTCGCCAACCAGTGCGCCAGAGTTAGCTTTTAGCGGCTGCGCCAGGTCGGCGTTAACCATCAGGCCGACGCCCTGCTCAGGGGTAGCGGCTCCAACTTCATGAAGCAGGATCGCGTCATGGTCCATGCTGTGGATTTTTGCCACCCAATCGGCGCCGGTAGCGCGTTGCTGCTCGTTCGGTTCAAGCTGGTCGAGAAATGCGGCAACGCTGGTGTGAATGGGCGGGACGTCTTCACCTCGCTCAATAGCGGCGACACGTTCAAGCAACTCATTTCCGCCTTCAGACTCGCCGGCGCGTGCCACATCAACCCACTTTTCGAGGTATATGCGATTACCGGACTTCTTAACGTTGCGGTTCCATGCGCCGATATGGCCGGCATTGATGCCCTCCGGTGAGAAGGCAGATACAAACTGGCCGTTAACCTGCGGATGCCCTAGCGGAGCCAGAGTGCCTTCAAGCCCTTGGTAGTGTGCGTCGATTTCTTCTTGTGTGTACAGTCCGCCATTCATGACGACGTTCGCCGGAAGCGTGTAACTCGGCAGAACCAGATGCTCACGGCCGTTGTATGTTTCGCGCCGGATATACTGGCTATTCACCTTTGTAGTGATATTTACCTGCATTGGCATGGTTTAACCTCAAGCTGCCTTTTTGCAGCAATGACAAACTGAATGATTGACCTTCATCTTCTTCCAATGGCTGTCGAATTCCTTCTTAGCCAACTCGATGACGTTCGGATAAAGCGGCTTACCATCTGCATCAACAAGTACTTCTACCTGGCTGCATTTGCAGTTTATTGAATTCGCATCAACGGCGTACCAGTCCCTTACCTCCTGGACTTTGTATGTGTGCGCGTGTCTCAGGGCGTGCTTTAATCGCGTTGTGGGGCTTAATGCGGAAAGGTGGAGAAGCCTGATGTTTAATCCGAGATCATCCATTGATGACTCAGCCTCATCCCATCGAGCCCGGCGCAGCGCAGTGGTAACCTCAGTGCGTGCTATCCGGTTCGCCCTTCGTTTCTCGATTCCCACCTGCTCGGTCAGGTTCCGCGCCACTTCACGCGGATTAAGCCCACGACCAACACCATCGGTCAGCACTCGCGCCATGTCGCGCTTAACGTCAGCACTCAGCCCTTTCATTTCCTCAAACACACGGGCATGCACCAGCGCCATGCGCTGCTGATATGGGTCACTTGCGAGGATAGAGGCCAGAGATTCGCGACCGGCTGCATATGCCGGCGACTGCTGGCTAAGGTTGTAGAATGACTGCCCCGAACCTTTCTCCGATGCCAGGTCGATGTACTCGTAAAACCACAGATCATAATCGCCACCCTCAAGCAGCACCTGATCTACCAGGTAACTGGCATCGCTCAGAATGATGGAGAGTAGCGTTGGGTTTAACTGGTATTCGTATCTGGCGTTTACTGCGAGGGAGGACGGTATTTTGTCGAGTGCTGATTTGTACGCTTTGCCAATCTTATTTATGCGCCTGGCGAAGTCTTTCATCGCCCGGCGTTCCAGCGCGTCGGCTCCGGTCGGGTCCTGATAGTTACGCGGTAGAATCGGCGGCTTCGTCTTCTTCGTTGCCATCCTCTTCTCCTAACGGGAAATCATCGCCGTTTTCGTAACCAGCTGCTGTGCGTATTTCTTCGCGGCTAAATGCCGGGTTCTCTCCGCTACCCTGGAACGTCTGATTAATCTCTGCCATGGTCTTAGCATTGGCGAGCTTCTCAGTTCCAGTCTGCTCGTTAAGGTCATCCCAGATAACCGTCTTCTCGCTGACTGCATCAATAATTTTCAGGTCGATTAACTTGTCGCTGAAGTCTTCAATTTCGAATGATAGGTCGCCGCGCCGTGACTGACAGCGAGCATTCATATACTTCTGGTCTTCAGTACTGGAACGCTCAGCCTGCTGATTACCCACTAAGATGCGCGTAGGGATGTCCACCCCGGCGGCGGCGGTTTGCAGGTTTACGTCATAAGTTGGTGATGGGTCGGATACCGGAGAAACTAGCGAAGTAACGCTGGCGCCTTGCGTAATGAGCAGAGTGTCATTACCTTGATTTAGTTCTCGGGCGGCATCGTTATATCGTTCCTGAAGCTCGTCGACTGTAACGCCATACATCGAGGCCAACTCGCCAAAGTTAATATCTTTATCGAAGTTGATGTTCTGCTGGCGAGCGGCGTTTTTCAGGAACGACTCACCAGAACCGCCCTCTACTTTCTCCAGACTGACAAAGGCGTTATAAGGTGGCTCAAGGAAGCCAATAGCATCATTAGAGTAGTTACCAAGGATGAAGACGCGATCGGGATGTACAAAGCGCTGATTTGTCCCGCCGTTTGGCAGACTCTCAACGTATTTCCACTGTTTTGGCTGCCCGTAGTCTGCCGAACTCTCGTCAGTAACCCACTGACTGACAGTTAACGAACCGGCCCATGCGATCGTTACCTTTTTGAGTGACTTTCCGCGAACAACCGGCTGATCCCATTTTCTGGAATCGTTGATGTGAAGCAGGATTCCAGCATAGCGACCTACCAAACGGCGGCGGTCTGCTTCAGCAAAAGCGCGCCAGAGTCGCTTAGTGAAAACCTTTTTGGCGCTCTTCTCCCAAGGGGTTTCATCCTTGCTCTCATCGGAATCATCACCCTCGATGATTTCCGGGTTAGTCTGCCAGCACTTCCCTACCAACTTCTCTACCGCACCATGAGCGATACCACCGCGGCGGTACAGGGCATAGAGGTTTTCGTAGGTTACCTGATCAGGGAAGCCATACTCGCACCATGCGGAGTGGCGTTTATTGTCCAGCCCCATTGTTGGCGCCATCAGCCCCATTCGGGCACGCGCCATCCGCGCATCGTTCAACGCATGGTTGACGGCGAGAGTTAATTTGTCATTCATGGTTTGTCCGTTTGGTTAGCGAAGGCGTTTCGGAATCATCATCCCCACAGGCTGCGATCCATTCAGTTCAGTCAGTGCGTAAACCATCGCGTCGAGGCGGTCAGGTGATTTCTTCGCGGTGGCGGGGATGTATTCCATCAACTGGTTCTCCAACACGTAGAGATTGCCGTGATTTGCCACGCGCCCCTGTTCGTATAGCGCAGAGATTGGTTCAGCTCGAGCATATTTCCCTTTACTGGCATGGACACGGATGATGCGACCTTTAAACCCGGCGTTGCGGAGCGTCTCCTCCGCCATGTCGCCGCCCTGGTTAGTTTCAATAACTATCGCGTCGGCTTCATGCTGCTCATAAGCCCATATAGCCTTCTTTGCCCATCCAGCCGGTGAATATTTCCCGCTGTAATCACCGTCAACAGAGAACTGTTTTTTATCTCCAGCACCATATGAACTAGCAACAACAATCCCCGTTTCATCGCTTTCATCGCTGTTAGTTGCCTGCGGGTCAATGGCGACAACCGTTCGAACCTTATCTTGATGAATTTGCAGCTCGCGAGCCGCACTTATCATCACCTCAGTCCACAGTGCGCCCTCAGCATTAAACCGTCGAGGCTTCTGCATATACTGAGCTTCGGCGGTGCGCCGGTGCGAGAACAGCGATACACGGTGCGATTCGTTATGCTTGAACGGCCAGAGCCATCCATCAGGCAGCCCATGGTCAATGGGTATTGCATGGGTGTTCTCTGGGTATTGCGCAGCGTATGACTGGCTGTTATCGATAATCACCGGCAGGTTCAGGTGATGCCATTTCTCACCACTACCTCCGCGCAGTAGATAGCCGCTCAGGTCGTGGTAGTGGATACGCTGCATAATCACGATTATCGGCGTCGTCTCGATCGCCAGTCGTGATTTGATTGTCTCGTTAAAGCGGTTGTTGACTCCGTTACGAACGATATCTGAATAAGCATCGTCAGGTTTAACGGGGTCATCAATAATCAGTGCGCCCTGCCATCCGGGCTCCATATGCCCGGCACGAAAGCCTGTAACCTGCCCTGCAGCTGACGACGCGTAGACTCCGCCGCCGTGCTCATTCCACCACATCGCCTTACTATCGGCATCGTCGCGCAACTCCATCGGCCACATTGTCTGATAGAGCTTTGACTTAATCATGCCGCGCGCAGTTGAGGAGTTCAGCAGCGCAAGGTTGTGCGAGTAGGACAGGTGCATGAAACGGGCGCGCTTATTCAACGCTAGCCCCCGGCCCATCATGTTGATGGTAGCCAGCTCTGTCTTGGTGTAGCCTGGCGGAACGTTGATAACCAGCCGCGTAATCTCGCCACTAATAACCAGGTCGAGCGCTCGCTGTATTGCCAGGTGGTGCGGCGCGATGATCATCTTGCCGCCGGTGCGCTGCTTGAAGAAATAGCGGGAGTAGTAAAGCCCGTCCTCTTCACACTCTATCTTGCGGGCAAAGTTCCGCTGCTCAACAGTCGTCATCCTCCAGCATCTCCTGTCGAGCTTTCTTGTATTCGTCCTTCGTCAGGGTGGTCGATTCGATCGGGCCACCATTAGCGCCGGTGTGCTCCACTTTCTGCCTGTTGGTATATGCTTCGCCGACCTCTTTCGCAGCCTGCTCAAGCAGCTGCGCGGTCATGCCGATATTCTTCATGTTCTCGGCAGTCGTCGACATTCGCTGCAGGACGCGCAGGCGATAAGCTTTATTGGCGATCGGGATGTCGGAGATTTCATTGAGGAAGCGGTCGCGGGTGGCATTGAACATGTCGACCCATTTTTTCGCCAGCGTCTTACCGCTGACCTTTGTCGGATCGTGAGTTTCAACCTGCTGACGGGTGATGGTGATACCGAAATCTTTCTGGACAGCCTCGACCACCTGAGAGGGCGTGTCATAGCACGCAAGCATCTGAATGATGAAGGCTTTCACTTCTGGTTTTAGTGCAGCCATGTTTCACCATCCGTCCAGTACAGTCCAATTATTAAGCCAGTTTCAGCATGCAAGTCCCGCAAGCCCTGGCAACATCGATATGAGCAACCTCCGCCGGTCTGTTCGCCGCATCCACCATTTCCTGCACGTCTTTGCTGGCGCCGTAACGCCGGACCACGCCAACGAACTCTTCGACGTCGTGTCCGCGAAGTGTGAGCACCGGCATACCGGTCTCTTTGTTGAACTTCGGCGCGCCATAGTCATCGGTAGCCTGGGCGATGTGGTAGAGCTCATGTTCAAGCAGCGCGCAGAATTCGACATCGCTGCATTGCTCGCAGTAATCGGCTGCCAGCGTGATGATGTACTTCGGGATGCGCCCGAACCATTCATGCATCTGCTGTTCCATGCGGGACTTCTGCCATCCGCCGGCGCGCATCATTACCTGCTCACACTGGCCCAGCACAACGCGGCCACTTTTGGCGAATGCACCAGACGCCCACATAAACGAGATATCAGCGTCAGCAAGTGCATTAGCGAGGTGATCATGGTCAGGGTTATGGAGTCGACCCTCTTCAGAGAGGATGTGCTGATTTACCCACTCTCCGATTTCAGTGGCCGGGATAATCCGCGTATACGGTAGCCAGTTTTCGCCAATGAAGTTGACGGGAGGGAATGGTCGGCGGTCTTCAACTTCAGCCATACAGAACATTCCTCTGGGTTGTTCGGATACTTGCCGGGGAATTATTTAACCGGCAACTCATGAAACTTACATAAAACTCTGCCAATGGCACTTTACAGGCACCACCTGCAGAATCTTATAAACGCAACATTGCCACTTCTTCTCAGAGTTGCTCAGTCACTTCTCGTCTTTGCGAGCCGTCAAGATGTGGATCACCTCTTTGGTCGACACCAGATCTATGCTTCTTGTCGGGTAAGCATTATCGAAGCCACTCGGAGAATGGCTCCTGTAATGCAGGCTCTTATCTCAGCGCAGCCCCTTACTGCGTGCCGGATGCTCATCTTCGAGCGCCAGCATTGAGATATTTGGCCTAACCGCTAGCCAGGCCGTCTTCTCCGGTAGTCGACAGAGCCATATCGACAGGAGAATGAAGAGTAGAAGCATGATCACCTCAGGCACTGCGTGCTGATGTATTCCTGCAGCGCCCTCAGGGCTGTTTGGTCACTGAGGATTCCGGACCGGATACCGAGAACGTTTCGTCCAGCAACTGAAGAGAGTTCGACGGTGGCATCATCGCCCATGCTGGCGGCGCCGGCGGGTTGGGTTGCGGCTGACACTGGACACTTGCCTTTGACGAGCACCCGACCGCCATTATCAAGCTTACGCTGCAGAGCATCATTTTCAGCTTTCGCATCGGCTAACTCCTTCGTGTATTTGGCATCCAGCGCAGCGACGTCACGCTGACGGATCTGCATGTCGGTGATAGTGGCGTTTGCCAGGTTGAGCTGCTCAGTCGCTTTATCACGCTGTTTCTTGAACTCGGCGGCGTTGTCGTGGTAGTGGCTAGCCAGCCACCCAAGACTGACTATCAGGCAGATAACCACTGCGCTGATAATGGCGGTTAAGCGGCTCATTGATCCAATCCCCAGCACGTCAACGCGCTTTCCTGGTCTCGCCGTTCGACCTGGCCATAACAGCCGGTGGCCTGCCCTTTTGTCAGGCGGCAGTCGCGGCCACCGTCTTTAATCCACCAACGGATCGCCTCACAGGCACCTTTACGGTCGCCGGAGTTGATGCGCTTATAGAATGTAGAGGGGAAACATTTACCGGGGCCGATGTTATACGGACAGAATGACGCGATGCCCACTTTCTGCGGAGCAGTGAGCGACATCTTGATATTCCGGTCTACCCACGCCAGCGCCTTGTCGCGCTCAATTGCGTTTACCTGCTTACATTGCGCTTCTGTTGCTCTTTGCCCCTTGATGACGGCCTTGCCATTGATGACCGTAACGCCGTGGCACAATGACCACACACCGCCGGGATCAACAACTGCCACCAGCGCATTACCTTCCTTCTCGCTAATGAACTGGTCAAACAGCACCGGAGCTGAGGCACCAGCAGCAATCAGCGCCAGCATGGCCGCACTGAGTTTTGTTTTCAGATTGGCCATGTTAATTATCCTGGGGAGGTGGGCCGCCGTAGCCGCGGTCAAGAGACTGTTGATACATTTTTGTCCAGCGGCGCTTGTAATACAGATTGGTCAGGTATGTCGCAACACCGATTACTACACCACTCGCCAGCGCTATGAAATTCCAGTCCAGCCCGTGAAACCAGTCATAGGTTTGCGCCAGTCCGGTACATATCAGGCCGCCTGACGTGCAGTACGAGGCCGCCGAAAAGATTTTGTCAGGCATTTTCATAGTCTCCACCTCGCGTTGTTAGCGGGTGCTGTGCGTGAAAGAAGTGGGCGAGCTCTGCGCAAGCGCCCGACGGGTGGGTTATGAGCCGTCGCCGGTGAGCCCTGTATAGGGAATGGCCACCAGATGGATTTACGACAACACACAGAGTGAGTGACGTTCTGGCGGCACAAATAGAAAAGGCCGAACAAATGCGCGGCCTTTATATGTCTGAGCAAAAAAAAGCCCACTCGTCGAAGTGGGCAAAATGGTAGTTTGTTCAGTGGAGGTTACACCGCCAGCTCTGCCACAACGTCTTATGCACGTTATTTCAGGATTTAGCGAAACGATGCAACCACACAAAAAGTATAGTACGTAAAACAAGAAAAACATGGAGTGTGGTGCCGGGTGCCTCCCGGTAAGTCGCCGCCAGTCCTCAGACGACTCGCAATGCGCAAAAAAACATATCAGACTGGCAATGCCCCTCCGCATAGGGGGATTCACCACACCAAAATTTTAACATCTGATGAAACTCGTTTCAATGCTCTACGACGATGTGACAGGGGTACTGATGCAATGCAAATAGGCCTACTCTCGGAGCAAGGATAACAACTTTTCCGTACTCTCTTCTGTAAGTTCGAAGTGGATCAATTCTTCGCCATTCTTGAGAATGTAGAGTTCTTTACTCCCCTTATCATCAGTAGTGATATCAAGGGCATAAATATCAGGCTTGCATAGCGTAATGCCGCCTGTCGTAACTAGCGTCTTATTAACGAGGTGACTCATGGGAATACTCTCCGAACTGGATTCTTTACTGGAAAAAATCCCACTGTGGAAAAGGTTAAAAACAGTGCCCGACGAAGTGGATCGTCTCAAACAGCAGGTCGCCGAGCTTGAGTCATACATCAAATCCAGCGGTGGGGAGAAATGCCCCAGATGCTCAAAGATGAGCTATAGCCTTGACCGAACTGTAGATGACCCCGATTTCATTGGGTTGGGAGTTCAGAGAGACTATTACAAATGCTCCAGCTGTGGGTATGAAACCTTTAAACAGCGCTGAGATTGCAGAAATGACAAAGCCCAAGGCGTTAACCTTGGGCTTGTATTTTTGCTCACTTTCGAGCCGTCACGTTGCTTTTAGAGACTGCCGCTGTCTAACTGCTTTTTACTGATGGCTTGGCGACCAACTTTTTTCAAACTTCATGCCGCCACTTAAAGTTAAGGCAGCATATCAAAGTAGACTTAAATATGACGTATTTAATCTACTTTTGCAATACTCCGCTGCGAAAATGTCGATTTTTGTTCCGAACGTGTTTTTGTTAAGGTGAGTAATGCTTCTCGATCCAACTGACCAAACACCGCAAGCATAGCCTCCCAGTGCACCGTAAACGTCTTGGACCAGTTTTTCACCTCTACACCCACCATAGCCGCAAGGTCCGCGTACTGATACTGGTCGCGCCCTGCCAGCTCCGCTTTCGCATCCTGCGCCGCCAGCCAGATAAGCTGACGCAGGCGATCTACCGTTTTCTTTGCAATGCGCACGCCGGCCAACTGCTGGCTGAATTGCTCCCACGCCCACCGGGTGATCGTCTCCTGGTTCTCCCAGCGGATATTGTCGCTGTAGTTCCACAGCAACCACGCTTTCTGATGCTCTTCCAGCGACAGCAGCGCGCGGCGCCAGCTGGCTGTCGAGTACTCAACGGGGAGAACGAGAGCGATTGCTGAACCTTTCGCGCGGGACTGCTGTCCGGGGATTGGCGGGTTTGATGGGTTTACCATGCGCCCGGTGACCGGATCGGCTACTTTCTTCCTTCCCCGGCTGCGCGCCGTCGCCGCGAATTGAGCATTCTCAGCAAAGGCTACCAGTTGCCCTTTCGTCGCGCCGCTCAGATCGGCGGTGGCCACTATCAGCTGCTGGCGAACATACTGGAGGTATTGGGTATTCATGCTTTCTCTCCTGAAGCCTGATAGATGCGGACGAAATTCTTCAAAATTCGGTAGTCAACCAGTACGGTGCCACGGTACCGGCATAGACGCAGCTTTTGCCAGCGGTCGCGGATGCGTTCGATAACGTCACGGCTCATGCGGCCTCCAGTTCGGTGATGGTCAGGTCAAGGCGTCCCCCCTTCACGATTGGCATACGCTTCACCCGATAGTCGTCCACCTGCTGATCATCCAGCCAAAAACCTGATTTGGTCAGCGCGTCAAATGCAGCCTTTTGCAGGTTGTCCAGGTCACGGCGCCGGCGATCCGGCATGTGGCACTCAATACGGATTTTCAGTGGCGTGGTCAGGCCTATATCCAGCATTGAGTCTTTGATGATTCTGGCGACGCTGTCGCGGTACGCCTGACCTTCTGCGCTGATGTGCGTACGCCCGCGGTTATGCCGGTAGTAGCGGTTGTTGCTCGGCGGCCATGGTAATGAGATGCGATATTCACTCACGCTTTCACCTTCCCTTCTTTCAGCCAGATAACCTGCGTGCGGGCCATACCCTCCAGCGCGCATTCCTTCGCATATTCCGCATCTACCAGGTGGGTGCGGCGGTCAATTTCGTCATGGCAGGATGAGCATGCGATGGTGCCAATCAGGTCTGGCGGCTTGATTCCTGTTCCGCATAGCCCGGCAATACGGATATGCGCCAGAACTGAGGTCCCGGAGTTACCGTTGCATACGCCGGGGATGCGGACCTGGCACTCGCGCCCACGCGCCGCTTTTCGTAAATCAGCCATGAATTTTTCTCCGGGCAGCGTGGCGCAGCCAGCGGACATCCGCCAGGTGGGCCGTATAGTGAAAGGTTGGAATGTCGGAAGGTTTAACTTCGACTTTGCGCTTACGAGGGCTGGAGGTGCGGAATATCGAACGCTCCATGACTTTAGCGAGTGGGCTGTGCATGCGACGCCCTCCACTCCTGAGCCCATTCAATGCGGCTATTGGATTTCTCGCTGAACTTCACGTTGTGCTCGGTACCGAACCAAAAAATAGCTTCGATAACCTCGACCATGTAGCGCTTGCTGGACTGGGATGTACGCACGCCGAAATACACGCGGCCGCCGTTAATCCCTGGCGCAGACTTCTGCTCTTTCTCCGGGGATTGCATCTGGCTCACCAGAACGGTGATGAGGTCTTTCCACTCTGCCGGATCCAGCTTTTCGCCGTACCAGGAAACCTGATCGCTCAGGTCCTTCAAAAGTGGCCACATAAGACGATTTTGTTTGTCTGAACGGCTTTCTTCGCGCGCCTCAATGATGATTGGAGAACGGCGATCGACAGGAAGGGATTCAATGAAGCTGACGACGTTACGCTTTACGTTGTCGTTGATGAGGCAGAATTGTTGCTTCACGCTTCACCTCCGAAGAGGTAAAACGATGAATGCAAAAAATCGCCGGTGACTTTCGCCATCGGTGACAGGGTTTGCTTTAAGGTTTTGTGCGCCATGTGTCCCCACTTGGCGCCGGATAATCGTGTCAGTTGCTCAGGCTGACGAGGTAATTATCGCCCTTCCCGGGGATAAAAGCAAAATGAGCATATACGAGAAAAGCCCCTCCGGAGAGGGGCTTGATTTCAACTGGAGGCTTTGCGTGCTGCGGGGGATTTAGGCATGCTCCCGCTCCTTCTGGTGCTCGTCTTCATTGCTGAAGTCGTCGCCGTCGATAGGTATCAGGTTTGCCGGAGATAATGAGCTCCAACCATATTCCCCACTTGGGTGTGTAACATCTCCAGTAACAATCCACGCATTACGTGGGTCATCATGAATCCATATGCAGTCATTGACTGGCGAAATAAATTCATCCAGGTGCCTCACCAGCTGCTGGAGCACTACGCACTTACCATTGAGATTAACGTTTATTTTTAGACCGATAATTATAGCCAACCCACCTGCGCGTAACTCAGCCATGATTCACCTCCTGCGGGTCGGCTGGCAGCGGCATCCAGTGGGTTACAGTGATTGGATACCACTCAATGCCATAGTTTTGCTCATAAACCTGAGCATACCAGCCGTCACCTTTAGGGCTACATTCGCAGTACTGACCGACGTGAAGCTCAACACCAAAGTCAGGGCGAGGCCAGATATAGACAAAGTCATCATCATCCGGCATCCGCTCGCTTACCGGAATCCATCCCGGAATAATTTCAGGAATATTTTGTGGTTCGTCTTGTGGTTGCTGGGCGGCGGCGAGCATGGCGACATAACGCTCGCGCAAAGACTTGCGTCCGTAGTCGCTATCGTTAAATGCAGCGCACATGGCTTGCGTTGGCTCCTTAGGCACCATCACGTAACCATCCGGAATTACCGCGGAGATGCCAGCCTGGAGCATGGCGGCGCGGCAGACTAACCATGCCTCCCACTGCGCTTGAGTTGATTTATCCACATAGTCAATACCAGATTTGTGTAGGTTAAATCCGCCAGTTTCCTCTCGCTCTTCCGTTTCGAAAGCATGTCGTAACGTGTCGATATCTGGCCCTGGTTGCTCTTTGATATGCAGTTGAGGTTCTCCGTCTTTTGGAGCAGGCCATTGTCGCGGCTCTAAAACCATTCCAAAACGCTCACCTTCAGTGAAACCGTATGGCTCACTTTCCATTGCTTCCAGTGCATATTCTGCCAGTTGAAGATCGGCCAGGATTTCTTTACGAGCGCTTTCGAAGGCTCGCTGCTTTGATGCGAACCTCAAGTTATTGATATTTTCTTTTGCCCGTTTGCGTAGTTCTTCTCGGGTTAATTTTCTGGTCATTAATTATCTCCTTCGATAATCGCATTCAGGGCGTTGAGAACCATATCCGTCATGATACCCTTTCCATTCACTGAGACATGGGCGTTAATTTCGCTTCGAGCCGCCTTGAGAACCCCGACGCTGACCGTGACCCTGCGTTGATTGTCCGCATTGATTTCCCGCAAACGTTCCAAAGATGATTTTTCAGCCATCACTCAGCCTCCGAAAGAAATGTGAACGAACGAGAACAGCCAGAGGATGAACTCAATTACTCCCCAGCCAACAACGCCGCAGATTATCCCCAAGACGAGAAATACAGCGCAGAAATTATCATTTGGGTTGAACATCACTCAGCCTCCCACTTGATGCCGGCGGCGGTATAGATGGCAAACCATGGAGAGGCATAGCCTCCTGAGCGGTCGCTTGGGCGCTCTGCTCCTATGGAGATTTGGATTTGTCCATCGTTTTCTCGCAGATAACCGTAAGGTTCCGGCGGCTTCACGGTGACGGTGCGGGACTCCAGCTCTGCGATGCGCTCCTGCAGGTCGATAATTTCGTGAGTACGCGGATCGTTTTCGCAGCCCTGTTGCAATTCGATGATTTTGGCCTGCGCCTTCTCCAGCGCCTCTACCAGCGCATCAATGCGGTTCTGCTGATAGTTCCACGCTGTTGCTGCGGTATCACCACAATCGCCAATAGCGGCATCATCAGCGTTGCAGTGCGGGCAGTAGCATTCGCCATAATCACCGCAGAAAAGAGGTTCTCCACCATTCAGTTTGTTGCTCGGATACATTTTCCCGCAGTCGGTGCATTCAGCCAGGTAGTAAGACCCTTCGACTTTCTGCCCCTTCATCTGCGCCAGTTCGGTGATATCATTTGTCATATGAATGGTCCTGGTACTGGCTCATTTCATCAGCCGGGTGATCGTCAAACTCATCTTCATGCGACACACAAACATGCTGTTTTCGTTCGCTGGGATGATAGTAACAACGGCACTTTTGACAGCATTCATGTGGGGTGCTTACATCTTCAGCGTTTCTCATTTGGCCCCCTCGCGCAGCACACCTTCCCATTCAGCCAGTGATTTTTCTGCATACTCTCCTGACAGACCATCTTCTGCTGGGTTGTTGGATAAATCCTCTTTTGCAGTCAGAATCATGCGCACCACGTCAAAAACTTCTGCCATTGGCTTATCAACGAATCCGTGGTTGAAAGCGGCTGCAAGGCGGCTTGCTGCAAAGTTGATACCCTCGGCGCGACCATCAGCCTTAATCCCGGCTACGATGCGATCGGTGGCGGGGGTTTCGAGGCCAGGCTTGCTATAAACGGCCCACGAATCACTGCCGTCGTCGTTTTTCTCACCAGGCTGCTCATGAACTGCAAGATACTCACCGCCGCGGTCTGGCTCTTGATATGTCAGCGGAATAGAATGCCAGGACAGCCATGCGTCTGGTTTGTTAAATGCTGCTTTCAGTCCCACATTCTCCGCAGCCAGCTGCTGGTACGCTTTCGCCAGTTCCAGATACTTCCGCTCTTTGATTGACAGCTCGCCTGCGCTCTCCAGCGACTGAATGAGCTCGTCTACTGTTTCAATGTTCATTTTCTCACTCCTGCCAGGCACTGGTTAAACAGGTTTGTCATTGGGTTTACGCCGCCAGGACGCTGGCGATACTCAAAAGACGGATCGCTTTCGGTTACAGCTGTCGTGTCGATCAGGGTGTAGCGGTAGTGCCTACACTCCCCTTCGCGCTTGACCTGCCCATCCCTGTTCATCTGCCAGAGCGCTGAATTGACCACAGACGGATCCAGTTCAGTAGCGTGGCGTATCTCATTGAACGAGCACCCAGGGTGCTGACCGATGAAGTTAATAACGGCTTGTTTGCCAGAGTTCTTTTTCATCAGATAAGTCCTCTCTCTTTCCCGCGCAGGTATTCATCCCACAACCACTGAGCCGGAGTTAACGCGCCGAGCGATGCCGCGCTTGGCATGCATCCGAAGCTTTTGCCTTCAGGGTGAAAACCCTGCTGACGGCTGACATGGTTTGTGGGGATGGCTTCCTGGTTGTTCTCCAGAGCCAGTACCGGCGACGGTATTTGTTCTCCGGCGGCGACTTTCAGCGCCCAGTCTTCCAGCTTTTTAGCGGCATATTTCTCGGTTTCTGCCTCGCTGAGCTGGCGCTGGTACATTGCTCGCCGGGTATCGGTAACAACCCAGTACATAACAGGGTGAGACCATGGGAAGCGCTCAGCACCGCCGGTATGCAGCCCTTTTTCACGGCTGTAGCGGTGGAACTCGTTCATCACGTCGACAAGAGTCACGCCGAGCACTGTGCCGCTATCCTTGCACCACTTGATAAACTGGCCCGGCGATGGCCAGAACGGCGATTCGCTGGCTCTCGCATGTCGCACGCCGGCGGATAACTGCTCGCGGGTGCGGATCCCGTTTTCGGCAAAAGCTGCAATCCACTGGCGCTTCGCTGTCTTCTCTTCGGCGTCGGTGCGCAGATTGGTCTGCGTTGACGCCGGGAAGATCTGCTTCAGCTGACGGAACAGGGAGTCAACCAGCCTTTCAGCCTCGAAATCAAGAAGCCTCTGCGGCTCCGTACTCCCTGCGGCCATTCTGGCCAGCGCATCACCATCGCGATTGCTGATCGCGGTCATAAGCTGAGTGGTCATATGAAGTCCTTCCAGCCTTCAGGGCTGTTCCAGTGTGGGGAATCAGGTTCGCTTCTCTGGCGCCCGGAAAGCGGATTAACTCTCGCGTTCCTGAGCCACACCCGGAATGCCGAGTTCCAGTCGATCAGCTTTGTGCCGCGGGCCTGGTGATAATCACGAAAATTCAGCAACTCGGTTTCAATGTTGATCCCTTTCTCCGAGGCAATCGCAATGTGATCTGCCGATGGCTTGAAGGCAGGAGGGAAAGGTATTTCCCCGTTGGGTGAAATCCCGATCCGTCGCTTTGCAGCCTCGCTGATAAACTGCCCTCGCGCAGAGAGAGAGTCTGGTTCAGTGACTGGTTCAAAAGAGTGACTGGTTCTGGTGCCATCTGGTGGCATAGGGGGTGTGCCATCAGATGGCATAGGGGGTGCTATTTCATGGCATACCCCTGTGCTTTTTGGTGGCATAGGGGTAGCATCAAGGTTCAGATAATACACGTTGGATGTATTACCTTTCCCGTTGTTGACCCCAACGCGATTTTCACGCTTGAGTAGCCCCATATCCTCAAGCGCATCAATATGGTTGCGAACAGCGGATTTGCTGCATTCGCACTGGTCGGCAATGTGTTGATACGAAGGCCAGCATTCGCCCTTGTCGTTGGCGTTGTCGGCCAGCTTGATAAGAACGAGCTTACGCAGTGAGTTTCCCACTTTGACCCCCATTGCTTTCGCCATAAGTGACATGCTCACGTGCTACCTCCGGATTGTTTACTCTTACAGATTTACCAGGCATAATTACCTCGCAATTACCTCTTCGTTTTTGCACCTGAAAGCCGTTAGTGTTTGCCCACTGCGGCTTTCGCCTTTCTGTTCCCACTCATGCTTCAAAGTCACCTTTCTCTCCCGGCCTGTTAGAAATCAGAATGGCCAGCAGCAGCGACATGTTCGGCAGCAGACTTTCCCGCCAGCGACTCACCGTCGACTTATTCACTCCGGCCACTTTGGCGATATTCGTGGTTCCCAGTTCAGCTATCTGGCTGTGTAACCAGCTTTCTATCCTGCGAGCCTCCACTTTGTTGCGTGTCGTTGAACTCTCCATCTGTGATACTTCCTCTGGTGTTGATTGAAAGGCCGCCGGTTAGGCGGCTTTAGGCTTGCTGACTTCCCGGATCTGAGCAGCGGTAAACTGGCCGCCAGAAGCGAGAGCGATCTTTTCTGCGTAGTTGGTTTCGTCGGTGTAATCCGTCCTCGGCAGGCTTCCGTTAGCAATCCATTTGTAAATTGCGCGCGGCGAGCAACCACAGGCTTCAGCTACGACAGGAACCCGAATCTTTTTGATGATTTCGCCAAGACTATTCGGTGCCATGTTTAACCCTCGATAATGAACTGTAAGTACATATTAAGTCGGAACTGATAGTTCACGCAAGTGATATTATGATTGAACATATGGTTCATGAAGAAAGAGCGCGAAAAGAATTCTCTCAGAGGCTAGCGCTGGCCTGCGATAAAGCTGGACTGATACCACATGGCCGACAGGCTGAGATCGCCAAGAGGATGAAGTTGACCCCTAAGGCCGTAAGCAAATGGTTCAATGGAGAGTCGATTCCAAGACGCGGAACGCTGAAAGCACTGGCGTCTCACATTGGTACGTCAGCGTCGTATCTGCTCGGTGATGTCGATGAGGATGGAATCGATACAGAGGCAACCCAAACCCTTAAGGATGTCTTTCGCATTGACCTATTGGATATAACGGTTAGCGCTGGCCCCGGGGTTATCAATCAGGAGTTCGTGGAGATTCTCCACTCCGTTGAATATGCGCCAGCGGAAGCCCGGCACATGTTCGATGGGCGTAAGGCTGAGAACATCCGGATCATCAACGTCCGGGGTGACAGCATGTCCGGCACGATTGAGCCGGGTGATCTGCTGTTCGTCGACATCAGCGTTAAGAGCTTCGACGGCGACGGGATATACGCCTTCCTGTACGACGACACTGCTCACGTCAAGCGCCTGCAGAAGATGAAGGACAAGCTGCTGGTTATCTCAGATAACAAGAGCTATGCAGCCTGGGACCCGATCGAAAAAGACGAGATGAACCGGGTGTTCGTGTTCGGCAAGGTGATCGGCAGCATGCCGCAGACGTACAGGAAGCATGGGTAAAGCCTTAGCACGCAGAGGAAGCATGTCTGATCTGATTATCCCAATACTCATTACTTTGCTGATTATCGGACTGGTTGGGATAGTGCTCAGGCTGGATAAAGTTTTCTTCAAGCGGAAGGATGAGCGGGATGACTTTAAGTGAGCCAGACTGGTAGTTCTATGTTTTTTTGGTAATGCCGCAGACGTACAGGAAGCATGGGTAGCCGGCAAGTGGCCTGATGAGGTGTTTGGGTGATGAGAGAATATCTGATAGTAGGCGTGGTTACTTTGCTCTCGGTTGTTGCTATCGTGCTTATGGTGGCCTGATGAGCTGTTTGGGTGATTATTTTATTTTTCACAGCAATAGGATGATTTATGACACAGTTCCAACTTGCATTAATCGCCAGAGAAGTTGATGGAGAAGTCATCCATCTTCGCACCAAAGACGGTTACATCAATGCCACCGCAATGTGCAAGTCTGCTGGGAAGCTACTTGCTGACTATACACGACTAAAAACAACGCAAGATTTTTTTGATGAATTATCCCGCGATATGGGGATTCCCATATCGGAATTAATTCAATCATTTAAAGGCGGAAGAGCAGAGAATCAAGGGACTTGGGTTCATCCAGACATCGCAATTAACTTAGCTCAGTGGCTATCTCCAAAATTTGCAGTGCAAGTATCGAGATGGGTGCGTGAGTGGATGTCAGGCGAAAGAGCGCCTGCCGAACTCCCTATCCACCTTAAGCGGTATATGACAAACCGAGGCAGGGTTCCTCATACCCACTTTTCTATGCTTAATGAACTGACGTTTAACTTGGTTGCGCCACTTGAGCAGGCAGGATATACGCTGCCAGAAAAAATGGTCCCTGATATTTCAGAAGGTAGGGTTTTCTCGCAATGGCTTCGTGAAAACCGGGGTATTGAGCCGAAGACGTTCCCAACATATAACCATGAGTACCCAGATGGCCGGACATTCCCGGTACGTCTATACCCAAACGAATATCTTGCAGATTTCAAACAACACTTCAACGAAGTGTGGCTGCCTCAGTACGCTCCTAAATATTTTGCAGAACGAGACCAAAGGGCATTGACGTTGATTGAGAAAATCATGCTGCCTGACCTTGATTCCTAAATGTTATTCCCGGCCACCGCGCCGGGTTTTTATTGCCCTACTCTTCCCTCGGCAGCAGCACGTCCAGTGCCAGCTCTACTGCCAAACAACCATCACCAAAAACAAAACGTAAAATAAATATACTTTAAGTTCATTGACTTACATTGAAATGAACTATTGCTAAATTAAAAATGTACTTTTGGTACTTTACATTGATGAACCATTAGTACATTATCATCTCATCCAAACAACAACGTTGGCGCCGGTAATAGGTAACAACGCTCCGTTAGCCGCGATAAGGCAAAGGTGAAGAGATGATCCGCGAAGAAGACAAGCCTGCATGGCGTAATTTTTGGTTAAAGGTCGTTCCGTTTTTGGTTGCTGTAATCGCAGTTAGCTATCCGTGTTGGGGTGGCAAATGAGCAAAGAAAACAATGGCGGCCCTGCATATCCAAATCAAGGGTACGAAGGTTTGACGGTGCGTGATTACTTTGCGGCACAGGCGATGCAGGGCTGGTTAGCAAGTTATCCAGAGAGAGACAAACACCCTGTAGCTACTCACCATGAAAACATGGTTGCTGAACTTTCTTACCTGATGGCTGATGCAATGTTGAAAGCGCGGGAGGAAGTATGAGCAGAAACGGTATTCGTTCACTGATTTACTGCCTGCTGGTCTGCGGCGTTATATGGACAGCGGCGATCATCAAAATTCTGCACGTTACGGGGGTGTTCAATGGCTAACTCAATTCCTAACAACGGTCGTGCCGTGATGATGCGCAATAACCGCACCGGCGCCGCCTGGCTTGTCAGCTTCGACTACCGCGACGGCAGCTACTGGCACGAGCCACAAGGCAATTTGCGCCACATTCGCCGGCCATACGCATCACGAAACGTCGAGCCAAACCTGGTACCCGCCGGGACGCATTAACCCGCGCATATCAGCGCACGAATTTAACTGAGCTATCAGGCGGCTTATATCGAGCCGGGGATTCTTACAACCAAATTTCAGGGGAAACCATGAGCGAAATAACGGATTTAGTCGTCATCGAGAAAAAGAACGCGATGGCGGTTTTCACCAATAACGACCAGCTCGACCCACTTATCGAACTAATCGAAAAAGAGGCTCGCAGTCTGGTGCCTGACGTGACCACCAAAAAAGGCCGCGACGCTATCGCATCCATGGCTCACAAGGTTGCGCGCTCTAAAACTTACATCGACAACGCAGGTAAAGACCTTGTCGCTGAGCTGAAGGCTCTGCCAAAGCAGATTGACGAAAGCCGCCGCGTTGTCCGCGAACGTCTCGATGCGCTGAAAGATGAAGTGCGCCGGCCACTGACCGAATGGGAAGCCGAGCAGGAACGCATTAAGGCCGAAGAAGCCATGAACGCGATGCACGCCGAAGCGCTGGAAATGAACATCAAGTTTGATCAGGAGTTGGCGGCCAAGTTCGAAGCGGACCACGAAATGGCCCTGCTGATGGATAAAGATATTGACCGCGAACGCGCAGATAAAGCAGCCGAAGCCGAACGCCAGCGCATTGCCCGCGAAGAAGAGATTAAGCGTCAGGCGGAAGAGAAAGCCAAACGTGAAGCGGAGGAGAAACACCGCGCGGAAATGGAAGCATCAGCGCGCCGCGAGGCTGAGGAAAGAGCAGCCAAAGAGCGCGCAGAGCGTGAGCGCATTGAAGCGCAGCAACGGGCAGAGCGAGACCGAATTGCAGCTGAGCAGAAAGCAGAGGCTGACAAACAGGCCGCTATCGATGCTGAGCGCCGCAAGGCTCAGGAAGAAGCCGACCGCATCCGCCGAGAGGCAGAGCAGCGTGAACAGGCCCGTCTGGCTGAAGAGAAACGTAAAGCCGATGAGCAGGCACGCCGCGAAGCCGACGTTAAGCACCGCAAGTTTGTGGGGACTGAAATCGTCAAGGCATTGCTGGCCAATACCAGCTTAACCCGCGATCAGGCGATTGAAGTCCTGACTGCGATTAAAGACGGAAATATCCCTCATACCAGTATCAGTTACTGAGGTGCTTATGAACGCATACCGCGCATATGACGTGATCGAAGAGCGTAAGTGGGCTGAACAGTTGCTCACCGAAGAGAAGGAAAAGTGGATTGAAGATCGCGCGCAGGAAATTATCGACGCCCTGCCGAAAGAGCCGTCAGGCCTGTTCCGCTTCTCTGTACCGATGGACAACAGCCCATACGAAGGCCTCCGCAGCGATGCAGCTGGCGAGGCATATAACGATCTCATCTCGGCAGTAGCTTACGCCCAGGCGGAATACGACTGGGATCACCGCACCGGCTGCCCGTTTTAACTTTGGGGAATAGCAATGGCTAACGAACTTGTGATTACAGCCAGCTCTCTTGCTGAGCGAGGCATTGACGGCGCCACCTGGAGCGCCCTCAAAAACAGTATTTACCCTGGCGCAAAGGATGAGTCGGTGATGATGGCACTGGACTACTGCCGGGCCAGAAACCTCGATCCGCTTCTGAAGCCCGTTCATCTGGTGCCAATGAGCGTTAAGGACTCGAAATCGGGTAAAAGCGAGTGGCGCGATGTGGTTATGCCTGGCATCGGGCTTTATCGGATTCAGGCCGATCGCTCCGGTGATTACGCTGGCGCTAAAGAACCAGAGTTCGGCCCGGACGTCACTCTGACGCTTACTGGTATTGAGGTGACAGTCCCTCAATGGTGCAAGTACACAGTCAGCAAGCGCATGCCGAGCGGGGAAATCGTCGAATTCAGCGCGAAAGAATACTGGGTTGAAAACTACGCCACCGCCGGACGCGACACTACCGCGCCAAACGCAATGTGGAAAAAGCGCCCTTATGGCCAGCTGGCGAAGTGTGCCGAGGCTCAGGCTCTGCGTAAGGCGTGGCCTGAAATTGGACAGCAGCCCACCGCCGAAGAGATGGAAGGTAAAACTCTGGAAGTGGATGCGCGTGACGTTACTCCGCGCAGCGCTACAGAGTCGCTCCCTCTGGCGGCCAGCGATGAAACGCTGCAGGCAATCACTGACCTCTTATCGTCACTGAATAAGGACTGGGATCAGGACTTCCTGCCTCTGTGCAGCAACATCTTCAAGCGTGACATTTTCCAAGCATCACAACTCACCGAAGAAGAAGCGCAGAAAGGCTTTAGCTTCCTTCAGAAAAAAGCGCAGGTGGCAGCATGACACCTGAAATCATCCTTGCACGCACCGGCATTGACGTTACCCGCGTTGAACAGGGCGATGAAGCCTGGCACCGCTTGCGCCTTGGCGTCATAACCGCCTCAGAAGTTCACAACGTCATTTCAAAACCGAGATCTGGCACAAAGTGGACTGACATGAAAATGTCCTATTTCCACTCGCTACTCGCAGAGGTTTGCACCGGCGCAGCGCCGGAAGTTAACGCCAAGGCTCTGGCGTGGGGGAAACAGTACGAGGACGACGCTCGCACCCTGTTTGAGTTCACCACTGACGTGCAGGTCGCCGAGTCGCCGATTCTGTTCCGTGACGAAGGTATGCGCACTGCCTGCTCACCAGACGGCCTGTGCAGTGATGGTCGCGGCCTTGAGCTGAAATGCCCTTTCACCTCTCGCGACTTCATGAAGTTCCGGCTTGGCGGCTTCGAGGCTATCAAATCCGCCTACATGGCCCAGGTGCAATTCAGCATGTGGGTAACCGGGAAGGACGCCTGGTATTTCGCGAATTATGACCCTCGCATGAAGCGAGAAGGCATTCATCACGTGGTTGTTGAGCGCGACGACAAATACATGTCCGACTTCAACGAAATGGTGCCGGAGTTCATCAGCAAGATGGACGAATCGCTGGCGGAGATCGGCTTTACCTTCGGGGAGCAGTGGAAATGAAACGCACTCCATTTTACCGCAGGCCCGGAAAAGCGGGGAAATTCTCCGGCCTTCGCGAGCGCGTGATCTGGATGATTCAGACGCGCGGCCGCCCTGTAACCGGCAGCGAAATAGCGGAGAAGTTCGGCGTGACGCTTGTCGAATTTAACCGCGTTGCGAACGGTATAACCAGAGGAGAAGGCCGCATTGCGCAGCTGATCGCATCGGAAACCTGGCTCAACGAGGACGGCATATGCGATCGCACCTTTGACCTAATCACAAGACCAAAGGTCATTACCCCGCAGGGTAAAACGCGCCTGTTCACTAAGCGATCGATAGCTCAAGCCGCCTCTGGCAACCGCCAGAAATGTATTGATAAAGCGGCCCGGCGCCGCCGGCTTATCGCATCTGGCCTCTATATCGATGAAATGGAGTCAGTCCTATGAACCGCTACTCACTTATCTATGCCGACCCGGCCTGGTCTTACGGGAACACGGTCAGCAACGGCGCCGCTGTCGACCACTACCCCACCATGAGCCTGCTCGATATGAAGCGGCTCCCGGTATGGGAGCTCGCCGCGGATAACGCCGTATTGGCGATGTGGTACACCGGCACCCACAACCTGGAGGCGATCGAGCTGGCCGAGGCTTGGGGTTTTACGGTGCGCACTATGAAGGGCTTCACCTGGGTGAAGTTGAACCAGCTGGCCGAACTGCGCATTACCAAGGCTCTGGCAGAGGGAGAGATCGCAGATTTTTACGACTTCCTCGACCTGCTGAATGCTGAGACGCGCATGAACGGCGGAAACCACACCCGCGCCAATACCGAAGACGTGTTGATCGCCACCCGCGGCGCCGGGCTGGAGCGCAAGCACGCCGGCATTAAGCAGGTGGTCTACAGCCCGCTCGGCGCGCACAGCGAGAAACCGTGGGAAGTTCGCCACCGCCTGGAGCTGCTCTACGGCGACGTGCCACGGATTGAGCTTTTCAGCCGCAGCGCAGCGCCAGGCTGGAGCCACTGGGGCAACCAGTGCGCCACCGCTTCCGTTGAGCTGATCCCCGGCTGCGCCATCGACGTAGTGAAGACGGAGGCAGCATGACGCCAGAAGAAAAAGAAAACGCTCTCCGCGCCCAGGCTCGTCGCTGCGCCGAAGAGATAACCAAAGCGATGAGCGTAAAGCCTAAACCGAAGTGGAACGCTGTATGCCCCCCCATCCTTCGCAAGCACTACGAGAAGGTAAAGCCGATGGGCGTCAGTCTGGTGAAATTTGTCAGTGTTATTGGCCGCATGAATGGGCGGTATGGAGTGGAATCATGAAAGAACGCGGAATGATTTTTAACGGGGAAATGGTGAGGGCCATTCTCAACGGCCGGAAGACGCAGACACGGCGCCCGGTAAAGTTTCCGATATTGGATAGAAATCTTGGGTGCGAGCTGGCTGGCAATGAATTGGCCGGGGAGCTGGCGGCGGGAAACTATTTGAATAGCGCATTTGGTAAGCCGGGTCATCGTATTTGGGTGCGGGAGACATGGACGCCAGAAAGTATCGATGCTGAGGATGGTAGCTATTCCCCTGACTATCGCGCTACGGCCAACGGCCAGCCTCTTGATGGACGATGGACACCTGCAATCCACATGCCTCGCTGGGCCAGCCGCATTCTGCTGGAAATCACCGACGTTCGGGTTGAGCGATTGAACAGCATTAGCCAGGAAGATGCACAAGCTGAAGGTATGGAGCTTACCGGGTGGCGGCCAACATACTCTGACCCGGATAGTGGCGGAGAGGCCTGGACACCATATGACAACTTCGCACAGTTATGGGAATCCATCTACGGCGAGGAAAGCTGGAAAGCCAATCCATGGGTTTGGGTTATCGAGTTCAAACGTGTTGAAGGCGGTGCAGCATGAGCGCAGAAATCATCGATCAGGCCAACGAGCTGGCAGAGCGCCGTCTGGAAATGACCATCCAGAACATGCGCATCAACCATAACGCAGTATCGGCCACTCACTGCCACGACTGCGGGGAAGAGATACCACAGCGTCGCCGGGAACTGGTGGCTGGCTGCCAGCGCTGCGCTGATTGTCAGGAAGAGTTTGAAGAACGTGGGAAGCATCGGAGGCCGTGATGTTCAAACTAATTCAGAGAGGTCAGCTCTTTGCCGATTGCCACGGATGGCCGGTAATTATCGCCAGCAGCGACGACAAGACGGTTCGCTACTGGCGGCAGGGGCGGATCAACACCGCAAGCATAGACCGCTTTAACAATGACTTCGAGCCGCTCTCTCACGAAGAGGCCCAGCAGATAAAGGCAGAGCTGGAGCAGAGCGAACATATTAAGAAACTGCGCGCCCAGCGGGCGGCGTAACCGGGAGGAAATATGGCGTCTGACAAACCGATAACAGCACAGCAGGCCGCCGATTTGCTCATCGTGTCGGCGCGGGTGATCTACCGCCTGATTGATTCTGGAGAACTCGCCGGCCGCAAGGTCGGCAACAAGTACAGAACGACCGAGGCGGCGTGTATTGCATATTTGAAAACCCCGCGCGATCCTGTCATCGCGAACGCGGGTGAACATAAAGGAGAAGTTTTATGTCAATCACCCTCAGGGGCGGCGTGTGGCACTGTCATTTCTTTACGCCGTCAGGAAAAAGAGTTAGGCGATCTCTTGGCACGGGGGACAAAAAGCAGGCTCAGGAGCTCCACGACAAACTGAAGGCGGAAGCGTGGCGGGTTGACCAGATCGGCGACCTGCCCGTCAGAACCTTCGAAGAGTGCTGCATCCGGTGGTTGCGGGAGAAAGACCATAAGCGATCGCTGGATGATGACAAAACCAAAATTGAGTTTTGGCTGCAGCATTTTTCCGGTCGTGATGTCTCGAAGATAACGGCTGAGGAAGTCCACGAAGCTGTTAACGGGATGATCAACCGCAAGCACCTGCAGGTGTGGGAGAGTAAACGTGATGCCGCGGTGAGGAAGGGTAAGCCGGTTCCTGAGTACAAACCACGGCAGGTTTCTCAGGCGACGAAGGCGCAACACCTTTCCTTCATTCGCTCCCTTCTCAGGGCTGCTGCGAATGACTGGGGCTGGATAAAAACAGCCCCTGTTATCAAAACCCGTAAACCGATCAGTAAGCGGATACGGTGGCTGACCAGAGAAGAAGCTGAACGGTTGATCGAGTGCATGCCGGAGAGCATTAAGCCAGTGGTGATATTTGCACTGGCAACCGGCCTGCGCCGCTCAAACATCATCGGGCTTGAGTGGCAGCAGGTCGATATGCAGAGAAAGGTTGCATGGGTAAATCCGGAGAACGCAAAAGCGGGCAAGGCGATTGGCGTAGCTCTGAATGATACCGCATGCAGGGTATTAAGGGATCAGATAGGGAAGCATTCCCGGTGGGTGTTCGTTCACACCACGGCAAAGCACCGACCGGATGGAACGCTGACGCCCGCAGTTCGAAAAATGCGGGTGGATGACAATAACGCCTGGCGCGCTGGGTTGAAAAAAGCGGGGATTGAGGATTTCCGTTTTCACGACCTCCGGCACACCTGGGCGAGTTGGCTGATCCAGTCCGGCGTCCCGCTTTCTGTTTTGCAGGAAATGGGAGGATGGGAGAGCATCGAGATGGTGCGCCGTTATGCTCACCTGGCGCCGAACCACCTGACCGAACACGCACGCAAAATTGACGCCATTTTTGGCGCTAGCGACACAAATACGACACAAGGAGGAAATCAGGCTGGTTTAAAACTGGCGTAAGTTATTGTTTCTTAATGGCGCCCTACAGGATTCGATATAAAAACATAACAAATTGATTTTATTTAACTATATAGATTCATAAAATCACACATACCCCCAAATGTACCCCCATTTATTTTTCTGCGGATGAGAATTGACTATTTATCGTGCAATTTGGGGCTCAGGGTACCTTCTCACATGTCGGTAATATCCACCGGTACAAAATCGCGCCCAAATTTATGTGCGGAAAAATTTCTCTATATACATGCAAAATGTGTTGGTTCGGTTGGTTCAGTTGCCTCAATACGTAAAGACCATTGTTTTGTTTATATATTTCTCAAAAAACTGAACCAACACCACCCTATTTTGAACCAACATTTAGCGGGTTGAACCAACATTCACGATGTTTAAGACAGCAAAATCACACATTCAGCAGACAGTTACCGTTACTGATTCTGCTGACGCCATTCTTTGACCATCTCCTTCGTGACCTCTTTTTTGTAGCAGGTGGGTGAATAACCTCCCGCTTTGCTCCAGGCGCTGCGGCGGCCGCATGAGCTTCCGTTCCGTGCCGTATTGAACGGACAAGCACAAGTGCCTGGGTAGGATGCTATAGAGTCGTCGATAATTTTTTGCTTAACCTGGTCATCAGTTAACTGATTCGATTTGGCGATAGCCATATCTGAAACAAAGACGAAAGCGGCAGCGAGTATGGAAACAGCGAATAACTTGATGCTCATTTGGCTCTCTCCGAGCGGTAGGTGAACATCCAAGGTATGCGTTGAAACATTGGTCAATATTGATCTTTCGCAACTGCACGTTGTGCCCTGTTAAAAAAGGTAGGTCAACGTTGAGCCTTAGATCGTCACTCAAGAAAGCATTTAAAACAGGAGATAGCAGTGAGAAAAGACTTATCACCATAAATCCTATAGTTAATCGCCTAGCCCTACATGTACTCTAGGGATGATGCTAAAGGTGGGGAAATCCCACCTTTAGCCAACAACATAGTAACTAACGGTTACCCTGTTCGCCTGGAAGGTTCCCTCTTACATCCGGAATATTCCCGCATGTACGGGCCCGGAAAATTTAATACGCTCGATCGCCACTATAGTATGCAGCGCCAACCGCGACGCACGTTTGCCAATCAGAGCAATCCAAATCTGTATCAAACAGTATAAATTTAACACGCATCTTTTTTGGATGACCCTGGTAAGTATTTCAACTTAAGACTATCCCCAGCGCGGTTCCTTCTGCCGTCGGTATCTCCCAAATTTCCAAAGTATTCCAAAATTTATGACCACCAGCGCCGCACACCAAAAGCGAGGATGGATGGAAAAAACAGTCAGTAATACGAAACCTCATCCGTATAACAGTGTTATACAGTGGTATACTGTATAGACCGAAAACACTGATATGGCGGCCCCTCATGAGCAAATCTAATCTGGTAGCATTCCGCGTTCCGGCTGAATTGCATGGCGTATTTAATCAGGCTGTAGCAGCGGCGGGCGGTGACAAGACAGCGTGGTTGCTCGATGCCCTGCGCAGCAAACTGAACCAGCCAGATATCAACCCACAGTTGCGTATGCTTGAACTGGTGGAGCGAATGGAAGTTGCGGCGGCTGCGCTGGCGGGTGGTAAGCAGGGGATCCCGCCGACTCTATACAATGAAGCGGCTGTTATCGGGATTGTTGCTGATACTATCCGGGAAGGGTTCGACAATGGCCGCATTATCGCTGAGCGGCTCAATGAGGCCGGTTATCAGACTAAAGCGGGCAAGGCGTGGGATAAGGACATTTACAGCGCCTGGAAGCGTCAGGGGCGCAACGCTAAGAAGTTATCAGTAGCGCTATATTCATAGCTCCATGGATGAAGGAAACAGAAGCGCACGAGATATGTTGTAAGAACTGAACTAGGCCCCTTCTTGGCCCTCGTGAAGCGGGTCGTTGTCTGCATGCACGAATCCAAGCGCGTCTCCGAATCTGGCTCTAGGGAAGCCTGATTTCGGAACGCCCATCGATTCATATGAACAGCCGGGCATATTAGGTTTTTTATCGAAGAGCTCTGCAACTTGTCTGATCCAAGTTGACCCAGGGCCAATCATTTTGACTAGGTACCACATTATGCATATGGCACTGTATAGACGTTCACAGGCTCTGGCGTCAATCTTTAGTTCATCGAAAAAAATAGATTTCGGAATTGGAACAACTGCGTGCTTACGATTCCAGATACGGGAGTGATGGGCACAGCGATTACGAAGTAAATTGAGACATTGTAACCACTTCGTCAGGGTTTGTTTATTATCCAGCTGAAGGCGTTTAATAATTTTTGCCTGCATACCACCATTAAGCATGGCGTAGTATTTAGACATCTGTCCAAAATCCCAAGTCTCAACAGCAACCCAGAAAGGGATTTCTTTTTGTTGGCTGAGATGCCACATAATACACTCATCTCTACTGTCCTGAATTTTCAGATCCAGTTTATTACGCCATTTTTCAAAAGTACTGGGTTTCCCATTCCGACCATCATTTAGGAGGCGTTGGTTCATGTAGGATTCCTTTCTGTAAGCAAGAGGATCATACCTACCAACCTCATGAGCGATGACTGACCGAATGTGAATCTCAATTCGCTCAAGGGCATCCATCATCAGCATTCGAAGTTTTTTATCAAATAGATAAAGATCGTAAGCCTGTTCAAATGATGTGCCAGGAAGAAAATCGTCACTCCTGAATGACAGTCCTTCGTCGCTGGTACGTATAATTCGTGAGGTATACCAGAACCCAGAAAGGCGATAATAGCCAACCTGAGATAACTTTCTCATCGCGCGCTGAGAGTCATGAATAACCATGCCGCGGCTCAACAAAAGTTCGAGCTGCTGGCGATATTCTTTATGCGGCTTGGCTGCAATCATTCAGTTATACGGATTCAGATAGTAAAAGGCCCGACCGTGAGACTCACAAACCAAATTGGCTACGGAGAAACAGGGGATCGGGCTCGGTTGATGCTAAATGTACCTTAAGTTACCGGCATGTCAATGTGGCGTGTTACGGAAAAGCATCGAAAAACCATCCTAAAAATGGCTATAAACACTATATGTAGTTTATGTTCAAGTTGTTATGCCCTACAGAATGGTTATATAGGTTTTAACTATCAATGTGCTTACATTTTCTTCTTTCAGCTTTTTGCCCTGACATGCTCTACTGATAGCCTGGTGTTAGCCTTTTCGATGCCCGTTCAAATGAACGCATTGACGCCTCAGCTTTGCGCATCACCCGGGCAAACCCTTTAGCGTCCCTCGGTTCTTTCAACCGCCAGTAAGCTGATTCAGTCTTTAGCAGTCGAGAGCGCTTTTTCTCGAAGGTATCCCATCTCATGCCGGCAGGCTTCGGAAACTTGAGCGGGCTATTTAGCAGGCTGCCCGCGGGTGGGTAATCATCCCCCCATAGATCATGCCTCTGCTTCCACACACTGCGCCGTAAGCGAGCGGTCTCATCTTCACTCTGGCTGGCATAGTGAAGGCTCCAGCATTTACGACACCCTATATCCTTCCGGCCAATAAATAATTTCGCAACCCGGCCACCACAATGCGGGCAAATGTACCATCGCCGATAGCCAAAACCTGCCCGGGTGATCGTGATGCCAATAACCCGCATTACTCCGTTGATTGTCGCGCTGTAGCCACCAGAGACCATCGAGAAGTACACCCTTCCGCTCTCGGTATCACAAAAAATCTGTGTTTTCGGGCTCGAATCCACCAGCTTTCTTTGCATACCTGCCAGAAACTGGAGGTTAATCCGTGGTAGCGCAGAGGTATAAACCCGCGTCTGCTCTCTCATTGGCTCAGATCTTCGCTAAAAAAATCCGCAAATGAATACGAAATTATATGAGTTGTGCACAATTGGTTACTGCGAATACGGCCTAATAATCGTCGCTAGAACCTTAACAATTGTTAACCACTCATGGGGTAAGCAACTGCTGCGCATGTATCGGTTTCGTTTTCTCCGCAATCAGCGTTTTGATAATTCTCGCAGGAAAGCTGCCTCCATCTGCGGTTTTGCATCAGCAACACCATGCTGCAAAAACTCTTTCCTGGCCCTGGGCAGGGTGAACTTCTGCGGGATAGTCGGATCTGCGACATAGATTGCGTAATTCGCTGAATATCCGATGCGGCCAGTGATGCGCGTCCCGTTAGTAATAACCTCTTTAAACTGCGAGTTAATCAGCGTGCTGGTGTCAACTGGCGTATAGATTGCGGCTACGAATCCGGCCTCATGCAAAGCGGCTGTCATTGCGCGAGGTAAGCGCCGCCCGGTAATGTCCCTCACTAGCGCATTCATGTTGCGCCGAATGTTGTTCATGCCCCTGCCTTTAATACCCATATTCGCTACCCCGATTATCGCTCTTCGCTATAATTAAGCCTAATCATTAACTTACATCGCCACGCGCAGAACACACTTAAACAAGTACGCACTGAAAAAACCTTCATTTTGCTGCGTACCGTGTTGCGTACTACGAACCTAAAAACTTTGACGGCTCAGGTCTCATTGTTGTTATTAGCCCGCTACTGGCGCGGGTTTCAGAATGACCGCGTTTTAAATCCGTCAAGAACAGTCCAATATTTTAAAGCCGTTTTCGGTGCAAACCTCAATGCGAACCAGCACCTTGGCTGGTGGCCTGCCGCTTTCTCTCCAGCCAGCGGCGGAATCCCTCTAACTGCCGCGCCTTACCTTCTGGCGTCTTTGCGCCGGTGCTCATGCCGCCGTGTAACTTGCAGCGCCCAGAAGCGTAGAGCACCGTCATTTTGCACGGTGTCCCTTTCCTCGTCGTCGCTCCGCACGTCATATCCCTGCAGGCGTCCGGGAAAGGTGTTCCGCCGCCGATATCATCAGCCCACGCACGGTATAGTTTTCGCTTTTCGTCGTTAGTCACGGGATCGCCTTTCGATGTCAACTTTTGTCACCCTCTCATGGGGTAGGTTGTTTACTGGCTGCGTTCACGCGAAAAAAAGTTCTTATTTCCGACGGGTGAAAATGCTCTTAAACTGGCAGTCCTGTAAAGCATGGGGGAGAGGGTTTACCTCCCCCCTTAGACCACATTAAAAGGATCCCCTTGCCTGCCGTCTAAGCCCGTGCGCATCTGCGATCGCTGTGGA